CCATCGGTGTATCGAGGAGAGCGTTGCTTGCGCCTCGCCTCGTTCCTTCTCTAGTAGTTCGCACTGCAAAATAGTTTCCGCTCTGCGTTGAACTGCCTCATCCCGCTCGCGCTCCAGTTGCTCCGCAGGCACGCACCTCCCAGCTTCACGAGCCACGCCACCATCAAGAACCGCATCCAAAAAACGCAACTCATCACACGCCTGGTCAATCCATCGCCCGATATCCGCAGGCTCTGGCATCGCCGCCGTCTCATCTCCGCGCCTCCATTTATTGTAGGCGCGGAGATTTTTAATTAAGTCTGATCTCTTCATTTTGCGGGCTTCTTCACTTTCTGACTCGCTTGGGGGTAGACCGAAGATCTCAATCTTGGTCCCTTCGAAGCGCAGGCCTTGGCGATGCGCAGATATGCCTCCGGGGGCAGACAAGTTTGGTAGGTTCTCTCCGTCGCACTCATGTCAATGCCTCCTCGAGTCCAGCAATCGACCCCTCGACAGCCGCACGACTCACCATCAGGCACTGCGGCAAGTCCTCGTGCCCCGTAGCCTCGTGCCAGCTCCAGACCACTTCTTGAGCCGCCTCGCGCAACTTCGCATTTTCGGCGCGCAGCTTTTCAAACTCCGCATCCCGCTCAGACGAATCCGGAGGAAGATTCGCTGGAGATGCCATCATTCGATCGAATTCAGCCATTCGCTTCCAAGCCAAGGCATCCCCATCCATCGTGATCGGCGAGCGGCTCTCATGCATCAGCCATTGGAACTCCGCAGGCGTCAGCCAGCGCACCGCGCCATTGCACACGATCGCCACATCCGAGAGCCCATCATCGGGCCTCAAAACGAAGCCCGAGACATGCGACCCCCGCACCATCAAGTGCAGAGCCTTTTGCGCCGTCGCCCGGCGACCCGTGCTCTCAAAATCGAGAGCCGCATCCAGCTTATCAAAATCCTCTGAGCCAATCGAGCATCCTGGCCACGGGTAGCCGCTATCGTTCGCGAAACTGGAAATCATTTCGCACCTCCTTCACGCCGCGCCACCACCCGCTCCCGCAGCTCCGCGATCGGGCGCGTGTCTTCCAGCCAGCGATCCTGCAAGTGAGCAGGCCACGCGAGGATTCCATCATCCCCGCCAATCTTCGCCTCCCAACGCTGCCAGTCCGTCAAGATGCCTTGGTAGGTCAGAATTCCCGAACCAGCACCCGAGAGCATTTCGATCTGTTCCTTGTGCAGCGGCTTCCCAGCCTCGATCGAACGCTTTAACTCGAAGCCCGACAACCCATGCTTCACCGCCAAGCCAAGCCACTTCGTCTGCCCCTCGCGATCCAGCTTCGAGACCACCCAATAATGCTCTGCCGTCAGTTTCGGATGCCGCAAAGCCCGAGGAATATCTCCGACCACTTGAGCCTTGCGAACCGAGTGCAAATCGAATTCGAGCTGAGCCAAGTATTGTTCAACTTCGCTCTCCCATCCCCGAGAACTCACAAAAGTCAGCAAGTCCGCGAGAGCCAAAGTGCCCGTTGTTTCAAAGGCCTTAAAGGCCCGCAAAATCTCCTTGACATTCTCCAGAGTCGTCGTCTCTGGAATGTCCAAGCCAGTCGGCGTCCACCGCGCCCTCGCGCGATCCAAGCCGTCTCCGTCCCCCTGCGAATCCACGCTCAGCGTGAATTCCCACAATTCCAATGCATCCTTCGCGCTCATTCCTTTGCCCCCTTCCCAACTCCCAAGGCGAGCACATAGACCAATGCACCCAGCATCAAAGCCACAAGCAATGCGACCGGAATCCACAGCGGGCACAAGACCCACAGCCAACTCCACGAAATCACGCCCAAAATCTTGAGCGCTGCCAATACCCCCGCCACCACGGCGAAAGCCTTCCATCCACCAGTTCCTGTATTCATTTTATTTTTGTTCCTCGCCTTCAGCGCGACGATTTTGTTTTCGTTTTTTGGAGAGCAGCCCGTCCCAGATTCGAGACAGCCCACCCACCTTTTGTTTTCTCCAGTGTTTTTGTGTCTGAGCCTCGCTGTAGGCTTGACACTTCTCTTCCCCACGCATGTGGGAACTCGCTGGCAGCCCCAACTCCCGCTGCCAAAATTTTGCAACCTTCGAGACCGCCGCGCGGCTCAACCCATTTCGAACCGCCCAATCTTGCATCGTCCCGAGTTGGTTCGTCACAGCCAGATCCGCCGCATACGCGAGCCCCGCGACAAGCAGCTTCACATTCGACCCCGCCTTGAGGAAAACCCCACAGACCCGCACGATCACATTGCACTTCGCTTCTGTGACGCGCCGCTCCACACGCTCCTCGATGTAGCGATAAATCTCGCGCGCCTGCCAGGCCTTGAGCCCAGCCCGCTCCGCCAGAATCGAAGTCTCGTCATCAATGTCCGAAGCCAAGTCCGGCGTGTAGCTCGCCAGCGACCTCTCAGCCGCGTCCCCTACGACCCCCAGCGATTCCCGCTTGCTCGAACGAGCATGGAAATCTTCCAAATCCGGAGCCGCCATTTTCCCTACGAGAGCCCGATCCGAAGACGAGAGCGACCGCTCCCACTCCTCATAAGCCAGCAAGTATTCTAGCTCCTGCCGCCTGACATGAGCGAAGTATTCCGACTGATCGCTCATTGGGAAACCCTCCCAATTGTTACACTCGTGTTACACTTCCTTCGTAAGTCGTTGCTTTTAAAGGAGCGGAAGGGGCGGGATTTGAACCCGCGGTTCTTTATAATGAGCAATACATGCTCGCAGAGGGTCATTATTGCTCGATTTTGCCTATTGAGGGACATTGTTAATTGCATCGATTTGTTACAGTGTTACACTGGCTGATATGGCCTCTCTTTACACACGACCTAATAGCCCGTTCTGGTTCTTGAAAAGGAAAGGGCCGGACGGAACTTGGATTGCCAATTCGACCGGCTTGCGTTGCGAGAGCGAAATCGAGACGGCGCAGGCGAAAGTTCTGTGCGCGGAAGCGTGCCTTGCGGAAACCGGAAAATCGGAGACAGCCTTTGAGGGAGGGTGGGGCTGGGTGGATGGATGGATTGACACCCGCTGGGCGAACAGTCGAAGCACAATCCGAAACCGTAATCGCTGGAAGCACATTGAGCATTGGCTGACTCTCAAGGGCCTGGTCAATCCCTCGATGGTTGAATTCCGCCATGGCAGCGAATTCGTTCAATGGCGCGAGGGCCGAAAGTCCAAGCACCGCGTTTGCGGGCGCAACACCGCCCTTCAAGACGCCAAGCTTCTGGGGCAAGTCATGGGAGCCGCTGTTCAGCGAGGCATGGCAAAAGCCAACCCGATTAGAAACCTCGGCATCGCTAAAACCCCCCCCGCAGAAAAGCGCGAGATATTGGACGAGGAAATCGCGAGATGCCTTGAAGCCTTGCCGCTCGAGCCTGAGTGGATGCGCCTCTCGTTTTTGATCGCTCAACACACAGGATGCCGCTTGAGAGAGTCCGTGCTTGTTATGAAGCTGGTGGACTTTGAGCGAGGCACGATCACCTTCCCCGAGCCCAAGGGTGGAAGAAAGCGAGCCTTCACTCGACCTCTTCCGCGAGAGCTTGTGCCTGTCCTCAAGCCGCTGGCGGGGCGAAAAATCAGCCATGAGCTGCCAGCTCACGCGAGCCGCTCCTTTTCCCGCTTTTTTAAAAGATGCCATGTTCATGGGGTCACTTTTCATCATTTGCGCGTCAGTTATGTGACGCGATTGCATCGCGCAGGCGTGCCGCTTTCGGCGGCAATGAGGTTAGTGAATCACTCCTCTGAGATTGTTCACGAGGTTTACAACCGGCTTTCTGTTGAGGATGTGATGCCATGGAAGGATGTGACGCTCTATCCTTCCACCAGCGCAAAAAGTCCCTCGGCCTCACGAGCCTCCCGACACGCGGGAAAGAAGCGTCCGAAGCCCACCGAACAGCCGTCTTGTAAGAAACGCACTGCGAAGCGGCAAGCTCCTTAAGGTTGAGAGGAAGGTTCCCCTCCCATTTCTCTGTTGCAGTCTTTGCAGCACTCATATTAAGCCTTGCAGCCTTGCAGCAGATCCTCCACCAGACGACTAATACTACACCTGCGCTCTGTGGCGATATCGTAGGCCTTCCTCTTTATTTCCAGCGCGAGGTGGAGTGTGATTTTTTGGGGATTGTCCGTCCGCACGGGGCGCCCTGTCTTCTTAGCCTGCGCAGCGCGCGCTTTGACTGACTTGCGCTTTGCCGGGGTGATGTCCTTATTCTTTTTAGTGGTCATATTGCCGTATAGATGACGATTTGGATTTTTATCGCGGACCTTTTCGGCGGCAATCTTTTTTTACGAAAGTCGTCTTTTTGCCGTATAAAACACGGCACTTGCAGAGCGGCTTTTTGCCGTCTAAAATTAAAACATGAAAAAAATAATTGCAGACCGCCAGAAACCCGCTCCGCCTGAATTCATGAGCGATTCCGAGTGGCTCAACTGATCCGCAGATTGTTTTTTGGTTTATTTTTACTCATGCGAAAGATCAATTTCGAAGACCCAAAAATCACTTTAAGAATCACCCCCGTTCTAAAGCGCCGCGCTGCCGAAATTGCGGAAGCCCGCGGCCTCAGTGTCAGCCAACTCGTCGAAGACTTAATCCGGAATGCCGAGAGCCATTTGATTACGGCAGAAATCGTCCGCGGCATCGTGCAAGATGAATTAAAAAATCGGCGCTGAGCCAGGTTTTATCTGGCTCCGGAGAGCGCCTCAAATCGTCAAGATATTTTTTTTATTGCAAAAACAACAAACCTGCGCGTTTTTAAAATATGAGAAAGATAAACTTCTCGGAACCGAAAATCACGCTCCGACTCACCCCTAAGCTCAAGCGCAAAGCAGCCGAAATCGCAGAGAATCGCGGACTGAGCATCTCTCAGCTCGTAGAGGAACTCTTACGCCAAGCCTCCAATGACCCCATGACGGCCGAGATCGTTCGCGGCATCGTGAACGACGAACTCCGCAAAAATGCCCTGACGCTCGAGGTCGTAAAAGTGCTCGTCCGCGAAGAAATGAAGCGAGCCCTCAAGCCATCTTCTTTTAAAGAGAAAGCAACCGCGTAGTCACGTCAGCAGCGTCTCGGAGAACGAGAGCGCCTTATCCCAGCGATTCGCGAGACCATTCCAAAATTTGGCGCGAGCCCCGACTGGCGGAGCGATCCGAATCTCGTAGGTCTCCCGAGCAGCTCGGAGCTTTTGCAGGAGCACACCTGGAGACTTAAGCGTGGAGGCAAGCGCCGCCTTGGTCTTCGCCCCCCACTTGCCATCATCCGGGACTTGGAGTGCGATTTGAAGGATGCGAAGCGCGCCCTTCGGCCCCCGATTGAAAGCGCAGTCGCGCAGGAACGCCTCGAGCGCAGGCTCCTCTGTCCAGCGTTTGACGACATCTGTGTATTCGAGCAGATATTTTCGAACCAAATCCTCGGCCTCGGAAAATCGCCCGTCCTCGATCAATTTTTTAAGCGCCGCCGCCTGGGCGGGATGGTAGCGATCATTGATCCCCGCCACTTCATACGATCCGCCACCGTCTGCGGCAGGAAGCTTGTAGACCCGCATTCTACCTAGCTTGTCGCGCCTCGCCTCCGCGTTGGCGATAAAGGACATCATGGCGAGCCGGTCTTGAGATGTGCTTGTGCGATTCATCGGCTAAAGAAAAATGCCAGCCAAAGAAAAATCCCCGCCAACAAAATAAAGACAGCGAGCGTATGGCGCGGATTCAACATCAGAATTCCGCCGCTCCCGTCAGTTGATTTTTTTGAAAATCCCAGCGCAGAGAGAGCAGCAAGCGCGCCCAAAAAGGCCTCGGATCTTCAGTTGAAAATTTGATCCACTCCGCCTCCGGGCGAGGAGCCCCCCACGGCGAAGGTTCAGATTCGATAAAAAAGCCCCCTGCGATATATCCCGCCGCAACCACACTGAAAACTGCGTGCCGAGAAGTCATGGCCGTTTCGCCTTGCGAACCTCTGCGTTCGGGTTGAATGCCCCACCTGGCCTGGTGCGCTTGATTTGCTTGCGCGCATTGATGCGCCCATAGATGGCGAGCGAGGCTCCCAGCGCATCCATGGCGAGCGTGACGATCTGCGTCAGCTCGTCATTTACGATATCCACCTTGAGAAGCTTCAAGGCTTGAGCCAGCAGCATCACCACGATCCCGATGATCGTGCGACTTTGCCACCAAGCCTTGGCCTCGGCATCACTCATTTTTTCAAATTCAAGACCGCGATTTCGATCGCGGCATTCACGGCATTCGAGCTGGCGCGGATCCCTTCCGCTACGGCGAGAGACTGCACTTGGCGGATCGCCGCTTCGCGCTTCATCGCTCCGCTGTGCGGAGAGTCCGCGAGTGACTTGACGACCTCAAGCGCGATCGGAGCGAGCTGAGAGATCAAGCTCGCCGCGCTGTCTTGCAGGATCGGCAAAAGGAAAGCGACATATTCTTTACTGAGACCCAAGAGACGGGCCAGGATTCGCAGGAGGGTGGCTTTCATGTGAATTTTTCGAGTTTTCGTTCGACACGCTCCATGAGCGCGGCGTTTTTATTGAGAGTCGAGTTGGTCTCCGTGAGAATGGCAGCCAGCTCTTTATTGGCCGATTGCAGGTAGGAAATAAATTGTTGAGTCTGCTCCTCGCCGCGCTTGCCAATTCGATCAATCTTGGACTCCAACGCACATTCGCGGGCGGTAAAATGCCGAAATAATACCCAGCATGCAAAAATCCCAATCGCCAGCAGCGCAACAAAAATCCAACGATCACTCTGCTGCGCGATCGTTGTTACCGTATCAATAGCCCCCTGTGGTGTCATAGTATTTCATTTCTTAATATAATCCGGGTCAACCCACACTAAATGGAGCCCGCAACTGTAGAGCGACTCTCGCTTCTTCCTCGCCGTCAAACCAACTCCACCCATCTACGGGGTAGCTGTATTCGTTTTTTGTTTCTTTGCTTAACTCATAAAGCGCGCTGATTACGAAGTTAGGCGCGTATAAAAGTTGCCCCTCATCCAATTTGTAAAATCCTGATGTATCATCCATAAAATTATCCTGTTACAGTCCATCCTTTTGATGTCGCAGGGAAAGTGCTCAAAATTCTAGCCGTGAGCGTCACACTTCCAGTAGCCGACGCTGGAGCACTCATCTGGAAAGATGAGTTCGTGGTAATTGCGGTAATGTAGGCAGGGTAAAGCATATTCCCGCTACCATTCGTAGTTAGGGCGATAGCTGCCCCGCCAGAAGTTGCGGACAACTGAAATGTGTCGGCAGTGGCGTTGATTACATAATACTGGGCGTATATTGCTATCCCTGTCGTGCTAGTTATAGTTGAAAATGAAACAATGGTTCCATTGTCTAGTCCGTGGGCTGTCCGTGTAACGGTGTCCCCCGCGTCTTGAAAAGTAACCGCTACAGCAGTGGTCACCCCCGTCCCCAAAACTTGCATCCCAACTTGCAAGCTCGAAGTGTTTGACTGCGTTACAGTTTTTGATCCTGCTGTGGTTCCGCAAGTAGTTTTGCTGACCGCAGCAACCGCGCCGTAGTTTCCAGTAATGGTTATAGTTCTCGATGCTGCACCGCCAGTTAGATTTGAAAAAACAGTATCCAGCGCAGCTTTAGGCAATCGGCAACTCGTAAAGTCTGTGGTAGCCCTCAGCCACGATATAGTGCATGAAGTGAGAGAGCGACAGTTGTTGAATGTTGCTGTAAGATTTGTTACGGCATTAAAGTTGCACGGCCCCAACTTTCTCAAAGTATGGCAGTTTATAAAAGCCGCCTGCACATTAGTGCATAACGGCAGGCTCCAAAGAGAAATATCCACTTCTTGCACGGCATTGCAGTTCTCAAACATGTTGTTGATCGTGGTGACTTTTGCGGTGTTCCAATTACGAACATTTATACTGGTCAAGGAGCGGCATGCCGAAAAAAGATAAGCAAAAGTTGTGCAGTTAGCAGTATTCCAGTTCCCGACATCTATATCCGTAAGGGCCGTGCAACCGAAAAACATATTTCCGATGCCTGTGGTTGTCGATGTGACCCAGTTTGCACAACTCACCTTTTGGATAGTTTGACAAGCACGAAACATGTCCGTAAAAGTGGTGATTTTTGCCGTGTCCCAATTAGACCCGTCGATCACCTTTATACCGCTGCACTCAAAAAACAGGCTTGAAACGGTGGTTATGTTCGACATGTTCCACTCTGTCTCATTCAGAGATTGAAGCGCGGGACAATGCTGGAACAAAGCGGTGATATTGTTGATAAGCCCCCACGAAGCGATATAAACCCTTTCAAGGTAAGAATGGCGAACTGTTGACGAACCGATAAGCAACCTTTGCCCAGCTATAAGATTCGGAAGATTTACATTAACATCAAGCAAGCCTGTAGCATACATTTGCATACCTGACGGGGAGGTAATCTTTTGAGATAAATCGCAAAGTGTAAATGTTGCCGACCCTACCGGTGTTATGGTAATTATGGCTTGCTTGTATCCGCGAGCAGAGAGAGTGCCATCCAATCCAGAAGAACTGTAGCTGTAATTGTATGTGATATTTGTATTGCTTAACGCTGTTGTGGTATTCCCGTCCCCCCAATTTATGATGTAGGCAGAACTGTCGGAAGTCACCATTTTAATCACTACATAGTTTTCAGTTTGGTCAAAAACAGCATGTAGTATTTTTACAGAATTAGCTTGTGCAGAGGGCAGGGCGAGCCAATCGGAGGGACGAACCCATACAGAGTCTCCCGTAAAAAGCGGAGTTGTTCCTAAATAGGCTTTTACAACAGTAGGCATGTTATTGTTTTATGAAATAAATTGTGTTCGGGTCTTTCGTTGTGCCGTCGTATTCTGCTTGCGTAAGACACCGAATGGCATTTACAGGAGTTGTATCGGCAGACTGCTTCTCTATCTTGCTATCAAGCTCTGACTGAAGGTTTGTTACATTGTAGATTTGCAGTGTGTAGGGCTGCGACGCCGAGTAGTTTAGCCACACGCCGCCAGCGGCGTCCCATTTCCAGCGACGACCTTCAATCGCTGCTTCGGTTTCTGGTGGATAAATATACCCGTTTGTTGGTGAATCTGGAAAGTTTAACATAAGCTAAATTAGATGAGATGCGTTGTTCCGTCTTGTTTCATATAGGCCCTTCCGCCACGGGCCATTGCCACGACTCCTGTAGCTACAACATTGTTGTTAACTTCAAGATTGCCATTGAGCCTCAAAACATAAAGCTCATACTGGGTCTTCAAATCCATATCAACTAAGTCAACTGGGCTGACACTCGATGGGATAGGAGTGTATGTGTTTTCGAAGCCCCACTTAACTACTGTTCCATCATCCTGTAGAGCAATAGAGCCTTCAAAGACAGCAGACACTTTAATAACGCGATTCAATCCAGCGGGAACATTTTGTTGCCCGTAAGTATTATTAGTGCCCCAAGTCACAACGGTCCCATTAGATTTACATGCAACAACATGTGTTCCACTCCCGCCTCCAACGAAGGACCCCAAACCTACAACATCGGTAAGCCCTGCCGGGATATTCCCAGCACCTTGTGCATTAGTCCCCCAATGCCGCACGGTTCCATTTTCAAGTATAGCATAAGAAGCTAAACCAGCGGCAAAAACCTCTCTAACATTTGTAAGATTTGCTGGAGTATTGATCTGCCCTTGCGTATTTGCGCCCCAACACACAACGGTTTTATTTTTTAGAAGCGCCATAGCGTGGCGTTCGCCCATAGACACCATTGTGGTATTGCCTCTAGTTATTTCAGGTATTGTGTTCAACTGAGGGTAATTCGCCGGAAGTCTATCCCAAACTGGCGTCCCATTTGAGCGTAAAGCTAAAATATAACCGCTTACCGAAGCTAGACCTAAAGTTCCTAAGGGCCAGATACGGGTGCTACCTAGATACAGCTCTTGGGCATAAGCACCGCCTAAATAAACATCTGTTATGTCTGCATTAGTCGGCATTACGGTATAACTATGTAAAGTGTGTTAGGGTCAGGATTTGCTGGAAGAGATGTAACTCTTGCTATGTTTGATACCCCGCCGCCGTTTGTGATCTTCCCGATGCTCAAAGAGTTGAGGGAAGCCTGTAACCCTGTCGTATCAGCTATAGCGTGGTAGTGCGTAGCATTGGCCGCACCTAGTATTGTCGGAGTGAGAGTGACAGCCCCGACTAAACCATTCACACTCACCACCTCTCCGCCCGTGCCGCCGCCTCCGCCCCCACCTGTAGTGTTCTCAATTACCAAAGACCCAAACCCCGCAGCAGCCTCTACCCAAAAACCATCAATTTTATTAAAAATCCTAGCTGTGCTGGTTTGAATCCATAGGTTATATGTAGTGCTTGTTGGCGGGGTATCTCCGTAATAAACTGACGCCGTTGGGAATGCTAAGTCGGTAATTTCCGACATGACATGAGTGTGGCCTACAGCAGTTTTAGAGTCTAAAGCTGCCTGTAGCCCTGTCGTGTCCCCGATAACATGAGAATGTGTGCTGTTAGCTTTCGCGTTCAGCGACGACTGAAGATTTGTGATTTGAGAAATTGCGTGACCGTGCGTAGTCGCGGCGGCGTCCAAAGATGTTCTTGCGGCAGCCGCATCAGCAGAAGCTAAAACAGACCTACCTAAAGAGGTGCATGGTATCTCTTCTACTGTCCCTGCCCCCGCTGTCGATCTTCCCAAGAGCCGATCCGCTGCCGAAACATTCTGCATCTTGGCGTATGTAACAGCTCCAGCAGCAATATCCTCAGTGACAACGGCTCCCGCAGCAATTTTTTCTGTTGTTACCGCTCCGTCAGCTAATTTTGCTGTGTTCACAGCCCCGTTGTCGATCGCCCAAGTAGCTCCTGAGTTGGATACTGATACATCCCCCTTGTCGCCATCAGAAACGCCGCCAGCGGAAGTAAATGTAAGTGAGTTGTTTACGGAATCAGCCGCAATTGTTACTCCAGAACCGGCAATAAAATTTGCGGTGTCTAACCCCTGCGCCGTAAGCCCGGGTTGTCCATTTACCTCCCAATACTTAAACGTAGAGTTCATTTGGACCTTGGCATTCCCGCCCCCCAAGTCCATTACATCAAATCCCGAGTCTTGATCAAATCTAAGCCCTGTTACATTCGTTACAGCCCCGCTATAGCTGCCATCTGCCGCAACTTTACTGACAGTTACAGATGCGCCGCCGCCGCCGCCCGTAGGAGGAACAGGAGAGTATTGTTCTCCGTCAAAAGCCAGCACATCGCCAATCTCCGCATCAGCGCCCGAGAGCCTCGAGAGCGGCACAGCGGCGGGGAGCCGCCGCCAACGAGCCCCGTCGAACTTCCAAGTGTAGCCACTGGAAGCGTAGGTATCGTTGGTCTGCGGGTTTTGCGGAAAGGCGATGGCTGGCATCGTGACTATTATTGCTTGTCAATCTCGACCCATACCCCGCCGTATGAAAGATATTCAGTCATGTCGGCGGAATCGATCCAGCGGAGTCCCTCGGAGTGCGCAGGCGCGGCGGTTGAGACCACATCCTTGATCTGCTTGCCGGTTTCAAGAGCATCAATGTCGCCCTCGGCGTTATCCACACGAGTCTTAAAAGTCGAATCTAGATCGACCGTGTAGCCAGTATCTGTGCTTCCAGAGACACTGACATAGTTCGATGTGCCAGCCACTGTGCTGTCGGTGCTGTCGATCTTATCAACGCCACTCGCGTTATTAAAAACGATGCCGTCATTCACGTTGGCATAGAATGCCGAAGCGGGAGCGAGGATAAAATAGCCCGCTGTAGCCACTTTGTAGTAGTCGCCAGGATCATTCTCGGCCAGCGCCGCGAGATTCGTGGCATTCGCCGCATCAGCTCCACCTGCCAGCGTGCCAACATAATTGAAAGCACTACCAATGGCTGTAATGGAGCTTTCAAGGGCAGTAATATCGCTTTCGGCGGTATCCATGCGACTATCGAGGGCGGTGATCTGACCTTGAGCCTTGCCGACGGCACCCAAAACCGAATCCGCCTGATCGATAACGACATCCGTAGGGGTTAGGCCTGTGAGCACGGTAGCCCGCACTCGGCTTTCGGTGAAGAAAAGGTTGCTAGACCCCTCGACGATGGCATCTGTGGTGCGCGGAACGAGCTTCCATGCAGTGCCGTTGAATTTCCAGCTACGGTCTCCGACCGTGTGGGTTTGATTGAGCGTCGGAGACGCCGGGAATGTGATAGCTGCCATATATTATGTTATTGTTGTTTATGTTTCGACCCACGCGCCTCCGATGAATTCGTAGGTGGTGAGATCAGTTGTATCCGTCCATCGCTGCCCCTCATAAAGGGGCACTGGTGGAGCAGATGAAATCGTTGGGCGTTCGGATTCTGCGGCAAGATCGATCGCCTGCTTCGTCCTCAGCGGAGTCATCCATTTGGCATTATCGACCCCGGCCTCAGCTTCTTGCTGGGTCGCTTTCCTGTCCAAGGCCTCCACAGGCATCCCGTCCGCGTCTCGGGCATAGTCGTTCGCCAAAACCACTGGGACGGGGATCGTTGTTTGCCTGATAAATTGAGAATTAATAGAATACGACCACTCAAACTCCATCACCAGATTCAAGCTCGCCGGCTCGGAGGCAAAAAGCGCTTGGATTGGCGTCGTATTGAAATTCAAAGCCATGGAATAAACGGCTTTTGCGCCCGCACCCGCCTTTTCCCATAAAACACTTCCAGCCAAAATCTCGCTCGCGAATCCCCCGGCAGCCTTGAATGCTATCCTAGCCTCAGCATTCGTCGGCATATCAACATATCCATTCCCTTGGATAAACTTGATCTCTAGCGGAAAAGAATCACCTCGCGTAATTTGGAGAGATTCAATAGCCGCTCCCGCCCATGTCACTACCCCGCGAGTCTCGGTATTGATAGCGATACGCATAGATATCAGGCCAATAAAGCCACAGCATCGACAGGACTCCCCTCGGCACCGCGAATGTAATCATTGGAAAGCGTCACCGGCACTGGAGTCGCCGTCTGGCGCACCGCGACAGCGCCTTGCGTATACCGCCACTCGATCTCCACCGCCAAGTCGATCGAGGGAGTGTCCGCGCCGAGCGCCGTATTGAGTTGGATCGTATTCATATCGAGCAGCACGGTGTAAACAGCCTTCGAGGCCGCGCCAGCCTTCGTCCACTCCACTGCTCCCGCTAAAATCTGCCCGCCATACTGCCCGATCTGCTTGAAAACCACCCTCACCGCCGCGCCATCCGGAAGCTCCACATATCCCGCCCCGGCGATAAACTTGATCTCCAGCGGAAATTTGTCGCCGCGAGTCAACTCCATGGAAGTCAATGGCTCATTCGCCCAAGTCACCACCTGCCTCGTCTCGGTATTGATCGCGATCCGCATACGCCCCAAGCCCGAGCGTCAACTTTAAGGCATGATAGAAATGGAAACACTACGAGTATTGCTGCCCCCTGGTCCCGTCGCCGTTAATTCAGCGTCCACGCTCCCAGCAACCTCCGGCGTCCCAGCAATCTGCCCAGTTGCAGAATTAATGGAAAGCCCCGCAGGCAATCCCACCGCGCTCCACGAAGTCGCAGGCCGATCAAGGGCGTCATAAATCGCAGGAGTCACAGTAAACGGCTGCCCGACATAGCCAAGAAAACTTTGCCCTGCATCAATACTAGGAGCCCCCACTCCGATTATAATCGTAACAACCTTAGCGCCCTCACCGCCAGGCCCAGAGGCCCTTAATGTAACATCATAGGTAGCGACATGCTCTGGAGTGAGTAGGGGATACCCGACGGGGGTTATACTGGCTATGACGCCGCTCGTGGCATCAATGCCGGCCCAACTTGGCAAGCCGGTCGCGCTCCATGCAGTAACAGGTCGATTAACGGGATCATTGACAGTCGGCGCAGCTAAAAATGCCGCGCCCACCTTGCCCGTAAAGCTTGTATTTGTAATGCCAGGAACGCCCGGCAAAATAGAAAACGCCACCCCTTGAGCAACACCAGCCCCTCCATCGCCACTTGCAGAAATCATCGCGGTAAAGCTGCCCATCGCTGAAGGGTCTCCCGACACGATGCCCTGCGCAACATTAAGACTCAACCCGGCTGGAAGCCCCGAGGCGGACCATGTTGAAACCGGCCGATCCATAGTCTCCCCAAGAACGATTCTCTCAAAAAACGAAGCCCCGACCTTACCGACAAAGCTTTGACCCGAGGCCACAATGGGAGGACCAGCAAAAATAGCGATCGGCGGCTCATCCCGATCTTCAAGGCGCACATAATCATTTTCCACCACAAATGTGACCGCGCGGCTCGATCTCCGCATTCCGCGGTATTCCCATTGAATCTCCATGGCAAAAGTCACGGCAGCCAATTCGCCTTGCAGAGACAAAAATTGATCCACAACCTGTTGAGTATGGAGATTAAGGCGGAAAACATAATAAGCCCCCAAGCCATGCCCCACCTTGCGCCACGCCGGAGACCATGCCACCGGGTAACTAGAAAATTCTGTAGTCTTTTTAAGAGTAATCCGCCCGGAAGCCCCTGATGGCAACTCCTTAATGACACCTTGACTTACAAACCGAACTTCTACAGAAAACCGATCACTCCTTTTTGCCGATAAACCAGCCGCCGCCCCAGAGTTTCGGAAATCCGAAACAACCAGAGTATCAAGATCTACATAGAGTCGCATACCCACCTCCCATCATTCGTCAACACTCAGCCCGAGCTATCAATCGCCAATACAACTCGTAGTCCGGCCTCGTTTTTTCAAGAAACGCCGCCCTAGCTTTTTCAGAGATATTATCAAACGCGACCCCTCCCGAGCTGTTGCTGTTGATCTCAAAACCCAGCGGCACAGCGATCTCGCCATAGCAATCCTTTAAAACTCTGCCCAAATGCTCCGAAAGGCCCGAGAGCCCGCAAATCCTAAAATCCGCAAGAAGCTGGCAAGCCTCATCAATTTCATTTTCGCAAATATGCGCCGCCTGCGGCAATAATGTCCGGATCAGCCAACTATCCGAAAGCCTGTCCGATTGAATATACTCTTCAAACTCCATGCCAGTTAATGCATTAGCCACGCGCTCTTCTTCGCCTTCAATGCAGAATGAATCTTCGCTCAATTTAGTTATCAAATAAGCGAACTTCGAGGCCTCCCGCTCAAAAGGATCGCGGAGGCAGGTAAAAAACATTGGCTTTCTTTGAATGCGATCGCAAATTTCGTGAAAAAGCCCCCCAGCGAATCGAGAAACCCCCGCTGGTTCGATAACGACCGAAAATACAAATTCCAACTTCGGGAGAATCTCAAAAAAACCACTAAGATCCACCGTGAGTTTATGCCTATCATCAGCATCAGAGCCAATATCCTCGCAAGACGCAATAACCCTAAAGATAACCCCCTCCTCATTCACTAAAATTTGCTTGATAACCCCGCCGCCTCCACTCTGTTTTAAAAAAACTGAAGAGGCCATCATTGTCGCCAAGACAAATGTCCCACCACATCGCGGGATATGTAAAAAAATAGGCACAGGACGCCTCGCCAGGAGATCCATCCGAATCACCGTCCGCGCGAGGCCCTGCAAACATCCACCCCATGCCGCCCCCTCATATTGCAGCACCTCGCAAGCAGCTGCTAAACGCTTCGCCTCGTTAAAGCCAGGAATAGAACTGTGAGACACATGCACCAATGGCGCATCCACTTTCTCGGAATATAACGAAACAACTTCTGCGGGCCGCATCCGTGAATGTTTCAACCCTGCGCACTGAGGGCAACATAAAAACTCTTGATCGTGGAAGTGAGATATGGGTTTTTTATTAGCTTCCAAAAAACACTCTACATCCATGAATTCTACTGATTTACAAAACCTCAAAAAATCTTCGGAATTCCCTGAGGCCACGCTCGGGCACGCCCCATCCCAAAAAACCAAGCCCTCCGGTAATTTCTCGGGAACCGGGAAGTTCCGATTCATCACATCATAATCACAGACAATAAATAGCCCACTCTCCCCCAGCGAAGCATAAGCCAGCCAACGCATCCAACACGCCTCACCGTAAGCACTCAGCGCAAAGCCCATTTGCTCACTCTGGCTACGAACAACTTCTTGGAAGCATTTATAATAAGGGTGTCGCTTGGCATCCGCGACACTCAGCACAACCGGCTCGAACCCCCGCTTCTCCCAGCTTTGCTTCCAAACGGAAATTAAGTCTGATTGAGCGGAAAACTTAATTTCACTATAATAAGTATAAACCTTCACACAGATTTCCATTTCCCAGCAGGGCATTCCATAGTCGCCATCCTGGTCTTCATCTTGATCGAGCATCCGCACAGCCCGCATTGCCCCGTGCCAGCGAAGCCTTCCGGCTGCAAATCCTCGCAAGACTCACAAGCCTTTAACCGCGACTCTAAAATCTCGATCGGCGTAATCTGGAATCCGCTGGCCGCGAATTTCGCGGCACTATCGAAGAAACTTTTGGCCATTCCGACTAATTTAATTGTATTCATTTTATGCAAATAAGTTTAGATAAAGAACCATCTATGCACCCATGATGCAGCGCGATCCCCGGCTTCACGGGCTGGTCATGCCGCTTTCCCTCTGGCAAGTTCGAGGCATCATGGCACTTAATTATACCCTCATGCTCGTAAAACATCCTTGTTCGGAATCCATGCTGCATGAGTCGGGACTCATGCGACCGCGGAATCATCTCGTATTGATAGAGATAATCAAAAGCCACATTAAATTCCGCATGGTCATGAATTTCCAAGTAATTTGAAATTTGCGGCGGATAAATCGCAACCCCCACGAGATGCTCTGAGAGCAACATAGTCTTCCCCGTCTTGCCCACGACACTCGACTCGCCAAACATTCCCATGAACGGCTTGCCGCACTCGCGATACTCTTGATCCAAATCATCGAGCCACCCCTGCCTCAACGGAGTGCAATCCATCTCCAGCCAAAGCCATGGCTGCTGATTGCCGGTTTTAGCCAAATGCAAAATCGTCTGCTGCCAATAAAAATTCGGCCCGACAGGCCACCCTCGCGGCCCATCCACATCAAAAAGATGCGCCCGCTCCTCACGAAAGCACCCCTTCAAGCGATCCGAGACGTCCGCCAAGTTCGGGACATCCGAAGGCCTGGCAACATACAACACCTCATGCGAATAAGGCGCAAAGTTTTTTACAGCCGCACAAAAATCTGGCAAAATTTTATTGTCCGAAGCCGATACTGGAATAACAACAAGCATAAATCACCATTTCTGCACAGGACAGGTCGACTTCGAGATTCGGATTTTTGTCCATATATTGCACCCGCACTGCGCGCAGACCCCCGCGCCATTTACCCCGCCCTCCTCGCGCCACTGGCAGGCAGCACAAATATCACCCCGTTTAGCCACATACGCTGGCTCGCTAGGAGGCTGATCCTCTTGCGATTCCGCATTCAATCCCTCTAAATATTCTTCGTAAGTCTCTTGTGCCCATTGAGCTGTCTTGGGCTCCTCGCGGATTCTTTTTTCCCAGTAATCCAGTAAAGAAAATCTCTGGAATTTAAAGAGTTTATTTATCGCCCCACGAGCCAACCACAAAGCCCGCGCAGACGGCTTCCGGTTCACGGTCAGCGCATACATGATTTTCTCGATTTGTTCAGATTCCATAATCACTTCTGGTTAGCTGGATCTCCGCAATACCCCGCTGGGCCGATATAGACGCATCCGCGCTTGGTATGCACATACCCATTGCCGCAGCAGGTAAATCTTGACCCCTTGCAATAAACCGTTTCATCGCTGACGCTATTCGAGCATTGGCACGCCTTGGTTCCTGTGGCCGATTGAGTTTGCGGTGCCAAGCAACCATTTTGGTCCTGCCGCGTTTGCTGGAAGGTTTCTCCAGAACACACATCAGAAGGCAATGGCAGCCAAGCTCCCCATGAAGGCTGCTTTGTTCCCGTGGCCGATTGAGTTTGCGGAGCCGAGCAACCACTCGCGTCCACCCTGGATTGCTGGAATGAAACCCCTTGGCAAACCGAAGCCGCCAGCGGCCCCCACGCCCCCCACGCCCCAACGGCTTGAGTTCCAGGGACAGTCTGCGACTGATCTTCCGCGCATCCATTCAATTCATATCGCGACTGATTGACCGATACCGACGGGCAATACGTGGCCGCGCTCGGGGTCCACCCGCTCCACACGAGCGGCTTAGTGCCAACAGCCGAGCGTATCGTCGTCTCGCACCCCGCTTCCTCCGAGCAACAATCGCAGGTGGATTGCGTAAAGACCGCCCCATAGCAAATCGTAACGGGATCCGGGCTCCAAGGAGTCACACAATGGCTTTCATCAATAACAATCTCCTGCTCAATCTCGCCCCGCGCAAAGTTGATGTCTTCGGAATCAATTCCATTCCCGCGCTCCAATCGGCTGGCAGGCAAGCATCCCGGCGCGGAGGCGTTTGTTTGAAGGAACATGAACGGGTAGGGGGCCGCATTCGTTGCAGGAGACCACCCGCTCGCCGCAGGCTGACAGCGAGGCGGCAAATCCCCGCACAAATCCCACTCCGCATATTTAACCTCCCGAGCATTTCCTGCTGGCCACCCGGAATCAGCAACCTCCTCCAGCTTAGCCGCGCAGTCAGAGCCCTGCCTCTTCAAGTAAATGCTCAAATGAACCTGCGACTCGGGCGGCGGGACTTGCATAGCCCAAATATTATACACCGCGCGCACTCTCGATTGCGTCACTGGCACCACTCCATTCAACACCCCCGCCGCCGCTTGCAATTCCAAATCAAAAGGCCTCCCCTCAGCCCCCTCGACCTCGCGATACGCTTCCGACTCCACTCGGCTATTAAACAATTTCACCCCCGCCTTTATCAGCGGAGCAGGAGTCATGCGACCATGGCTGGTGGTATAGCAATGCAAATAAATCTCCCCTCGGAAATCCTTGGCCAAATCAAACTCGCCCCATGCAAACCTCTGCAAATCCCTGGCAATAAACTTGCCATCCATGCTCGAGACTCCCTGCAAACTCGGCTCAAAATCCCGATATAATAACCAAGACTCCCCGGCCTCCAGAAATCCCGCGCTCTGAAAATCCACAAAAACCGAATCCGCGCCAAATAAATGAGCATCCAGAGTCGCCTCGCCGGAAAATACTACCACCAGCTGCGGGCCCTCCGATAAATGAGCATCCAGAGTCCCCTCGCTGGAAAATACTACCACCAGCCGACTATCCCAAGCTACCCCCAAAGAACATTCCCCCGAGAAATTAGCGACGAAGACTGGATCGATCTTGATTTGAACCGTCTCGGTATCGAGTCCGCCAGGACCTTCAGCGGTAACAACGATCGAATAAATATCCGATTCCTGCGGCGATCCAGTAATAACTCCAGTGCCAGCATCCAGCGCCGCCCACTCAGGCAGCCCCAAGGCGCTCCAAGAGGTCGCGGGGCGATTTGCCGAGTCCGTGAGTGCGGGCGATTTAACCAACGCCGCTTCCGCCCACCCACGCAGCACCTGCCCTGCTGTAATGATCGGCACGCCCTCGGCAATCGCAAAAGAAACACTGGCAGGCGGCGAACTCCCTCCTGGCCCGCTTGCCGAAATGGAGACGACCTTCGACCCCTTTGAGGTAGGTATGCCGCTAATCTCCCCCGTAGTAGAATTGATGCTCAACCCGGTCGGCAAGCTGCCAGCAGCCCAGCTTGTCGCAGGCCGATCCACCACATCATCCATTGCCACTTGAGCAGAGAAAGCCTCGCCGACCTTACCCGTGAAGCTCTGACCCGCCAAAACGGTCGCCGCACCCACCGCCACAGAAATCGTTACCTGCTCGGTATCGCTACCCACAGAGCTGCTGGCCGTGAGCTGAAATTGATAATCCCCCGCATCCTGCGGGGTGCCCGAGATTACCCCCGTCGAGGAGTTAAGGCTCGCCCACGCAGGCAGCCCAGCCGCGCTCCACGAAGTCACAGGGCGGTTGGTTCCGTTTGTCAAGAAAGACTTGCTAAACGCCACGCCGACCTTTCCAGCGGCAGTCGGATTCTCGATTACCGGCACGCCCGGGGTAATCGTCAAGACCACATTTTCCAGCGAATAAGAGTAGTCTGAGGACAATAACTCGTATTGCCCAACATCAGAGAATTCAGACTTTAATAAATTGGCCGTGCCAGTCCCGCTCCTCGCCGTTGTTGCCTTGAATATTGTTCCAACGGAATTACTTGAAGCGCCAGCGCCTGTCCAACTTGTAGTCCCCGAAACAGCGATTTGATACCAATTCCCGGCGACCAAGGACGAAGAAGGGACGTTAGAAGCCACCGCAAAAGCCTGCGGGCGGAACCCTGGCGATACCGCCGGGCCAAAAGAAACCTCCGCAGCCTCCGCTAAATCATAAAATGAGCCCGCATATCGTATTGAAGGAGATGATTTTCTTGCAAAAAGCGGAATCTTTAAGTCTTCCGGGATATTTTGCCCTTTAGCAGCCGAATAGATAAATTGCGAACCATCAGTGCGGGTGAAGCATCCATCCCGCACAGAAATAAAAGAGTGGTTGTAGCCAAAAGGAATCGAGGGGGGACTATCTCCTTTACAAACAACCACGCCGTCTGCCCTTAACGCAATCACATACCCACTCCCAGAACACACTTGAGAATACAAGCCCGCGAAATCAGCGTCTGGGTTAAAATCGGGATCATAAATTCTCCCGTTTTTAAGAACAATTGAATAATCGCCGTAGGAGAAGAACTGGGCAGTCGCTATGTCGTCACCCGCAGAAAGCGTAGTATTTAAAGATATCTCACGAAGAGTTCCGTCAGGATAACTAGCCCCGTAAACTTCCCCCCCTTGGGTAATCGCATGAAAAAAACCTCGTCTGTCATAATTATTCCCCTTTGCGTCGGAAATCGCTACGAAATTATAGGAGGCTCCGGAGACTTTAACATCCGAATATCCGTTCTGAAAAACTAAAGTCCCGTCTGACTTAAGCACGCCGACCTGAGAAGTGTAACGATTCGAAACTATGCCAATCGCCCCTGAAGAGATCTTGCCTACCGCCGAATTTGCAAATGGATCAGACGCCCCTCCTACAAAATCAACACTCCCATCCCCCCTTAGCAGCATCACGCCACCAGAACCAGAAACCGCCCGCATGTCTTTGACATCATAGACAGGCGTAAAAGAATTATCCAACGACAAGGTTGATAAAACATATCTAACCAATTGCCCCGAGCCATTCAATGAATAAATATAGTTCCCGGATATGATGCTTTTAGGGAAATACACCTCTCCAGAACACCCCTGCAAAAAGATTTGAAGGGAAGAACTTGGCGTAATAGGAGCGCCGCCGCCCAAGTTGATAAACCTCTCCCAGTGCTCATCCGCAAGCTTTAAAACACCGTATGCCCCAAATGCCGCGGATGGTAGAGTTAGTTCCATGGTGTTTACTTAAAAATAAAAGCGCGGAGCATTCACGAATGCCCCGCGCCTGATCATTTTAGCTTTTTTAATTCAAACTGATCGAGACGCCCAGGGCATTGAATCGAGGAATATCGCCCTGCACCACGGATCGCGAAGTAATCGTCGTCCAAAATAAAAGATTCCCACCAGACGCCGCGTCATGAATCCCGATGGCTACAACCGTCCCCCAAGCCGCAGTGGCTTCGGGGAAAGTGATGGTGTTGGCGTTTTTCTTTACTCCACCAGTAGCCAGTGGCCAGTTTGCCACATCATTCGTTACACCAACCCGAGCATACCCGCCGCCATTGACTTCCGCACCACCCCCCGTATCCGATGGGGCGGAAGTATACAGGGAGAAATAAACGGAGGCCGGAGCCGTATAGGTCGTGCGGCTCATCAGATGATCCAACACTTTATTTTCAAGGTAATCAGAGAATGCGCTCATATCAACCAATCCCGACCTGTCAACATCACAAAGGGATCACCGCACTCACCGCAACCTCGGAGCGCGCTCCGATTTCCGGATTTCCTAGCACACCCGCCGTAAGTAAGCACCCATCCAGCGAACGATCAATCCCCGCAGGCCGAGAGAAAACCCAATCACTCGCCCCAAGATCCACGCGATCCAAGTCATCACACTCTAAAATCCTCGCAGAGACCCCCTCCGGGTCAGCGTAAGCCGCAGGAGTCGCATACCTCCACAACGCCAATGACTTGGGAGGCGCATAGGTCGTTACAGAAAATGAAGCGCCCCCCACCGCAACAACATAAACCACTCCACCCTGAAAAGCTCCCGAAAGGGAAATCGTAGAGACCGCCTTCTGCGTTGTTGATCCCGGCGTGGTATTAACCGCTGCAATCGAGCCCTGCCTCGTGGAACTCGCCGAGATCGTCAGCGACCCTACCTCCAACGCAGTAACAGTCACTACCACCCCGCTCTTTGTCGCCGTCGCCATGCCCGAAGCGTTGATCTGCTCAGCCAAATTTGCCGCCACCCCATCCAACCCCTGCGCCACACCCAAATCAACCTCGGGAAACACGCCGCTTTCAGAAACCAACTCGCTCAATGGGCGTGCTCCGATGCAGCGAGCGCATTGCCAAGAAGCGCGCCGCGCCGTCTGCGCCGCATCTTGGCTCGAAAACAACTCCCGCACCACCTGCCCCAAAGTATACCCCTCTTGCTTCAAGACATGAAACCGCAAGGTGAATTTACCTACATGCACAGCCCCGGGAGCGCCGCCCGCATCAAGCCGAAGCGGCAACACATCGGAACCGCCCCGCGTCAGCAAACTCTCAAAATTCCCTGGATACGGCCCCTCAAATTCCGCCTCCCAAGTGCCCACACGATTTGGCACCCCCCAGAAATGCAACCCCTCTTCTGTTCCTGCCCAATTCACCCCCGGAGGAATCGCGCCCAACCCCGTCCATCGAGCGAAAACACAGTCGCCGCCCCGCACCCACACATCATTGAGATCCGCCGGAGCTTTCTCAAATGATGGGATATAAAGGAAAACATCCCGAGACGGAGGCTCGACTCCCATGCTACGAGATCAAATCCCTGCTTACGCGAAGCAGGAAGGGTTGCGTGGTCACACGAGTCGTCAAAGGCCCGCTGGCAGCAGCAGGACGCTCAAATTCCAACTCAAACTCGCACAAGGCATTTGCAAATGTGCCGGAATCACTCTCAAAATCCCCAAGATACGATTGCAATGCAGTTCCTGCAATTTTTGCACTCAAGTAATAATTTGTAGAATAAACCCCCGCCAAATACTCCGCGCTTTTCTTAAAAGCCGGGGGAGGGGTTACAAAAAACGCCGCCTCAGTCTCATTACCCTTCATCGAAAAGCGCGCCATCACGACCCGCGCCGCCACCTCATTGTAAATCAAACTCGCCCCCTGCCCGGTGCCCGTTCCATCGGTAAACGCCAACTTGAAAATAATATCATCCCCATAGCGCACTTGGCCCGCTGCCGCGGCGACAGCGTTATTCGCCCCCTTGATCTCACTCGCCGGATCCTCAAATGTCACCGCAAGGGTCTTGAGATTGATCAGCGCCTTTTTAGAAAATTCCCGCGAGCCACCCACATCGTAAATCCCGATCGTAAAAGTCTGCGGCGCACTATCGCCATTATTATTCGTGGCAATGAAAGTAAGCCCCCACACCCCAGGAGCCACCCCAGCGCCAGAAAGCGTGCCAGAGATAGGATTAAAAACCACCCCAGGCGGCAACGACTGGCCCGCGCCTAATCGCCACGCTCTCGGGTTGCCGCTCGCTGTTAGCTGGAAAATAAAGTTCTGCCCAACCCCGTAGGCCACCACCCCCTGCGCCTTGCTGATCACTGGATTATTACCTTGAGGAACCCCAGACCCAGGATTAGACCCAGGATTATAAGCGATAAAAGTAATGGCTCCAGGTGAGCTACCCCCTCCCGCGTTGCTGGCCAAGAAAGCCACTTGCCAAGTGCCGAGCTGCGAAATGGCCCCCGAAATTTCCCCTGTCCCTTGATTGAGCGTTAAGCCTGGAGGAAGCGCTTGCCCGGAATTCAAACTCCAAGATGTAGGCGCGTTCGTCGCAGCGAGTTGGTAAGTGAAATTCTGATTTACAGGGTAGGTCAGCGAGGACGCAGGGATTGTAATGACTGGAGGAGCCACCGGGGTATTTGAAAAATAAGTTTCAATACTTCCAGCATCAACCGCAACAAAATCACCTCCAGAGACATCCGAGTTCGGCGAAGCAACAGCAATTCGATCCCCGTCAGAGTTTATGGCAACGCCGAACGCCAGATCACCTGCTCCATCCAATAGGAAATCTTGACTGATCTTATTCCAAGTTGCCCCATTGAAAGAGTAAACCGAAGCCTTGGTCGCATCTTTCACCATCACCCTGTCGCCCGTAGAATTAAGGCTGGCCCGGGCATTCGCGACGGGAATGACAAACCCTAATTGGCTCCAAGCCCCATCCAGCAACCCAAACACACGAACATCGCCGCTGTCTGCAATGGCGCACCGCGCGCCATCCGCACTTAAGTGGACTCGAGCACTCGAAGAAATCAAGTTTTGCCCTATCGCTCCCCAGTTGTTGGTATTTTTGTCAAAAACTCGGGTAGAACTGGAAGCAGAGGCGGCCAACCGATCGCCGGCGGCATTCAGAGAAACATCCAATCCGGCTACTTGAATATCTTTTTCAAGAGCCCAATTTGCCCCATCCCATTTAAAAATTTTAACAAGCCCGGCGGAGAACTGCCCTGTCACGGCGCCAGGAACACCAGTGGCAATAACATTTCCAGAGGCATTAATGGCAACAGCATTTCCGAAACCTGAGTTCTGATTCTGACCCCAAGAAATCTCCTGTCCATACTCCTCCCAGGAATTTCCGTTATATATGTAAACCTGAAGTGAGCCACCAAGCCAAATACTACTACCCGCGTAGTAGGAAGGCTTTCCTAAAATTATACGGTCGCCTGAAAAATTGAGCGCCATCGGGCGCGCGGTCGCGTTCCACGTTCCCCCGAAATCTGAGCCCAATTGCGTCCAATTACCCGCAGCGTAAGAATAAACCCTGACAAGCCCCCCGCTACTTACAGCCATCCGCATCCCATTGCCACTCATCGCCCCACTGCGGCCGAGCCCCTGGCTGCTGGTAGCGCCTACTATTTTTTGACCAAATCGTATCCAATCGGACATAATCAATCCTTGCCCGTCAACGCCTACGCGGAATCAGCCGATGCCGCATCCTCCTCGTCCGCTCTAATCAAATAAGCGGCATATCCTTTGGGAGAAGAAACGCTATTTTCGGTATCAAATTGGCCAATCCTCAATCGGATAACAAAATTCGAAGAAGTCGGCAGGCATTCATGAGGAATCGGGTATCTCTTTTGATACACCAAGCGCCACCCCTCAAACCCCATCTCATTACGATTAGGGTCTATTTCTATTTCCCCATCTGGCCTAACAATTTCACGGGTCCCATGATTCTTGATCCACACCCCGAGCGCACTGACAGACTTCAAATCCGTTAAATGCACCTTCTCTTCCATCAGTGGCGGCAACCAATTAATACGCTCAATATTTGGACCTACCGGCGCCGTGAAAACCAATGTCTTTTGACCGGAGGCTGTTGCTGCTTGAGTCAAAGTCAACGCCCCCGTCTCCGTGTTAATAGCAGAAATATAGGTTTTCTGATCACCTATCGCCGCCCCCAAGACACCATCCCCTGTTACGACCATCCATTGGCTCAACTCAAGAGCCTTAGCCGGAGTAACGAAAATTGTTTTTTGCCCAGAGGTCAATGTCGCGCCACTGGAAATGGATTTGCTTGGAGCGGTCTGCGAAAGAATTTCTCCAGCCTCAAAAATCACACTCCATACAGCCGTTGTATTATTGCCAATCAAACGAAAATAAAAAAACCTGCTGAAGTCGAAAATTTCTCCACGAGGAAATGTTTCGCCTGAAAAAGAAAATGTATAAATATTTCTTTCAAATACTTGCGGGTAATAAGATGACGAGCCAGGCTTGTGAATCACCTCATACAGCAACCGCCCATCACCGCCGCAAAGCTGACTGTCTGGCAGGGATCTGGACGGCCACTTGCCAGACTCTGGCAAAACTACGGATTTCCCCGTGTCATTCAAAAACACGCGCCCTTTCGCCGCCACAAACCCCGGGAGCTGATATGACCCGTAAGTGATAGTGTATATATTGTCTCCAATAGTAATCTTATATACATCCTCCTCATTGACATTTCCGCTAAGCTTTAATTTTGAAACTTGAGCCACTCCAGCCCCCAGTCCAAGATTTGACATGCCAATGCTTCCGCTCATCGAGGAATGATACTGGCCCGCATAATAAAGCGTAGGGGCATTAACAGGGACTTCAAACACAATAACCCCGCTCTCCGTTCCATTACCTGTAATGCCATCGGAATAAATGGCAGCAGAACTGTAAGCACCCGGCACCGATTGGATCCAAAACGGATGCCCAGGCGCGTTCACATTAATTGTATATTTATTTCCAGGGACAAACGAAAGAGTTGGATTATTTTCTCCATTAATAACATAAGCCGCTTCCCCTGAATTTGCTACGCTCAATGTCACCTCCTCGACATTCTTACCTGCCTGAGTAGATACGACGCTCAAAACTCCATTGCCTTCAGAAATTGCACTAATGCTTAAAACGCCAACACTTTTAGCAGTAAGAATTAACTCTTTACTGACTATTTCAGCAGTAACCAAAGCCGCCGCTCCTTGAGTTACTGCATTTTTAATATTTCCAAGCAAGGCTTCATTATTGAATTGAGAAACCAACTCAACTTCCACATCATGAATGGCGGGCAGAAGCCCCAAGGCTGGAACTGGAGTCGCATCAATAGCCGCAAGAGTCTGAATAAACATATTATAATTGCTCAATAATGATTTGCATGTCAGGCACAAGTATTCCCACTTGGCCTGTCGGCAATGAGGTGCTATCATCCACATCCCATTGAGCCAACCGAGCCGAAAGCAAGAAGTCCCCTTGCGGGAATTGAGGCCCGACAGATTTTTTACCGAAATCAGTAAACTCTGTGACTCGCTCCGAGTTATTGGTCATCATCAGAGAAAATTTCCTCTGCTCCTTCACTCCCGCCGAAAGAGATATTCTCGACGATCCAAGAAGCATATTAGCCCCAAGCCCTCCGACATTTTCAGAGGTCGGCGAAGGATTCAGCGCATCAGGCAACTCCTGCGCCTCGATTCTCAAAAAGTAACCAGCCCCAGCAGACAGGGAGCTTGTTGCAAAATTAAAATCAATGGAGAAAGGAATTTTTAATATGCTATCAGCAGGGAACATTCCCGAGCGAATAATGACACGGAACAAATCACGCTCCATTTCGATAGGATGATAAGTGTTCGAATTACCGCTGCGCCTTACCGAATAATACGCCCGCCCGTCACCGCCGAAGAGACCCCCAGGAGCAACGCTCTGCGACTTCCTCCCTCCTCCGCCAGGCAGGACGATTGCCGAACTTCCAGAATTCACAAACAGACCCGCCGTGAACCCGCTCGGAACAATCGTCGTGCTAACAGGAGTTGCCGCATGCACGGCAGGCAAAAGCATCGGATACTTGCCGCCCCTCATTGCAGGATAGACCACTGAAACTTTGCCTTGCTGAGATGCCTCGTAAATTCCCTTGATAGTAATAGTAGTAATAATTTCAGAAGGCTTCTCCGCTTCTTCTTGCTTTACCCTCTCCTCCACTTCCTTCGCTTGTGCGACAGCAGCCTCAGCGGCAGCTTTTGTCTCCGCCGCCTTTGTCGCCTCAAGAAGCTTAATTTGCGCCTCAAGCTCTTTCATTTTGTCGGCCATTTCCGTGCCAGGCAAAGGCTTCGGAGCAGAATCGGCACGAGGCGATCCGGGATTTACCTTTGGATTCTGAGCAGCCACAACCTGCGAGGCGATCGTGGTCTCCCCATCAGAATCCACAAGGAGTATATCCGGAAGAATTTCGCCGATTACAGGAATGCTTGTTTTCTTTTTGCTGAGACCGCTAGGCAAAGCAACCGGGTCACCCCTATACAAGTTCTCGAGCCGAGCGATCCTTAGGTTAAATTCATCAAGAATAACGCGCAAGGACTCGCTTGTCGCTCCAGCCTCTGTAATAGTTTTTACTTGATCAATCGGATGCGTGTGAATCGTAAAAGCACTTTTAGGCCCATACCCGACAACCACCACGGCAATCCCCGACTCGAGAGGAGTCTCCTCAAAGGTAATCTCTAAGGAGTTGGAGTCTATAAATCTCAAAACATACTCATCACTAGCAAGCTGTCTTCCGCGCGTAATATTCTCGCGAAGCGATACAGCAACAATTCCAGTCCCGTCTTCCCCACCGAGATTATGACTCACAATAAATACTTTCGAACTCCCATTACCCACAACAGCGCTATACGCCGCCTGCTGCCCTGTTAAATATTGCGTTTTTGAAAATGGAACATAATCCACCGGCGAGGGGCGAGCCGCCCAATTAATTGGCGGGAGCGCCGCCATGCCATCCCAAAGAAGATTCTTGGAGATCGTGGCAGTCGTTTTCCATAGCTTTATTGTTCGAGTCCCCTTTGATTTATCTCTGGAATCTACCCAGACCGTTGCATCTACTTCAAATGGCAGCGTTACAGAATCCCTATCTCGCAGCATTCCAGCCACAGAGGCATTACTGAAATCCAGCGTAAAAGTAATGTCAGGAGGCGGGGCCGAGTAGACCACGATTTCCAAATTCTCAATATCATACCCAAGCAAATCCCCGCCAAACTCAATATGAGCGATATTATTTGAAGGATTCGTTACTTTCATGGAAGCCCCCTCATCCACCATCAAATCAGTAATAACTTTTTGAATTTTAACCGCGCCATCCAGCTTTGAAAGTAATGCGCTGCGCTTAAATTTCGATCTGCGATAAAACTGATAATTTCCCTCAAAATCCGGAGGAAGATGAAGGGCTTGAATGTCAGGCCATTTAACCTGCGGATAACCACCCGTCTGACCACCAGCTTGTATTTTGGTAATAAAAGGCTTTGGCGGCAGTTCTGCCCCCGCCCAATCAGAAAAAACAACAGGAGCTTGAGCTAATTCAAATAAATACTCATACCCTCCACCATCTAGCCCTCCCGTAAGATAAGATTGCCCCACTTCCCCTACGGCCCCGACAAGTGAAGTGGAATCTAAAACGGACTCCGCCCTCACAAGCTGAGAGGCAAATGAATTAACGGCCGCCAAAATATCAGCTTCCGTCGTTGAAATTTTATGCCCGACAACAACCCCTGCAGACAAGACCGCCTCCATCCCGAGATCCACGAAAATCCGATACCCATCAACCCGAACAAGAAGAGGCCGCGCCGCAACCCCTTTCGTGTATTCAATGGAAATGGAATTCCCAGAACTTCCTTTCAAATTCGCTGTAAAACGGATGGCGCCAATATCGACTCGCGCGCTTCTGGGAGTGATTTTCTGCCCGCCCCCAATCCTTGCGTAAGACGCAGGGATCAAACCATCTGAAATGATGGATATCTTGAAGTCCTCACCAGTCGCCCTCCTAATCGAAATCGCCCCGTTCCCTTGATCGCACTCAAAATCTCCAGGACTAATCCCTATTGTATTTAATGCCGCCTCAACATCTAGCGCCCCAGCATTCCAATCGAGCCGGGGAGTTGTATTGGCTTTAGAAATTGGCGCGTCTCCAATTTTAATTTGATACCATCCGCTTTCCGGCCAAGCCCCTTCCCGACCGATGGCCGCCCTTAAATTGATTACGTCGATCGCGACATTCTCCTGCTTCCCCACGGAGCTGGTCTGCTTGAATTTTAAAGCATATTTTACGGTTTGACCTGCGACCCAACTAAATGAGGCCGCCTGCCCAGCAGGCGTCAATACCCTTGAATTCGTTAAATCTGCGACAATATACTCAAAATCCGCCATCGTTCAAAAGCCAAGCGTCAACTAAAAAAATTACCCTTCATGCTGTTGATTGCAGACCTCGCCGCAGCATCAGCGAGAGCCCTGTTAAGCTCCCCCTCGAGCGCCGCCTGTGAAGCCGCCGCTAAAAAACCCGACCCGCCGCCGAGCACGCCTAATATCCCGGCAAACGACCTAGTTACCTCTCCACCCAGCTGAAACGGTTGCCCTAAAAGCTTCGGATCATACCTGTAGTCCAAATTCCAAAAACACCGATGCCTCACGAAAGGGATCCAACCCCCATCAAGGATCATGTTACCCCGTTCATCTTTCCTCGGAACTTTTGGAGAAACGATAAAAACATCCACGATCGGGAAATAATCAAATCCCAAATCGGCAGGTTTGTCCCCCGGTCCTGTTGGTAGCGGAGGATTGGGCGGCGGCGTGCCAACCATGACCTGCGCCCTCCTCCCCCACTTAGATAAATTAGCCATGTCATACTTGTTCCTAAAAGTGGTTCCCTCAAACAACCCTCCCGTAATATCACCTTTCTCGGCCACCCGAGGCCGAGCCACCCTGAGATAGATCCCGCAATGCCCCGCATAGAGCTGCTCCTTTTCCGCATTCTGCTGAAACTGGCCTTGAACTGAGGAAATTTCTCCCTGCTCGTAATCCACCCCAAGCGCCTGCAATCCCGCCGGCAACCTCACAAAGGGCTGATTAGTCCTAGAAACAATACGAAACGCGCGAGGGAACATCGGAACGATAGGATTATCCATCAAGCCGGGAGCCTTACTATACTCCCCCTGCGCGGGCACGTCGGCTAAAAATTTACTATCACTCCACGCGCCGAACGCCACAGGATCAAGCCCCCCGACAAGCCCCGGATTGATTGTCGCGCCGAACCCCTCTATTGCCTCGCCTTTTAAATTTTTCAACCCCTCATCGTCCTTATACCACCTCACACTCGTCTGCCACGGATGCGCAAAACTCTTCAGCGGCGGGGGCGGGGTAATCATTAATTTATTACCCACCCTGACCTGCCCGAACCTACCCCCGCGATCGTAAGCTACCACACTCGCTCCAAGCTTTCTTGAGCTAATCCCGCCGCTGCATTGCAAATCAAGCTTCATATCGAAGAAAAATAGTGATGATACGAGGCCGCGCTAAGGCTATCCCCTCCGCCAGGCCCAACCCAATGAATCAGATTAAAATAAACATTTTGGCATATTGTGTAGCCCGCCTCGCACTGCGCGATCACCGCCAAGGGATGAAGCCACGCCTCCGGGCCGAGCTTGTGGTCTTTTCTGATCCCCTTCGATATGACAATGCTTGCATAATTACTGCCATCCGCCTTCCCCTCATCATCCACCACCATTTTAAGACATACATAACACCTCTTGTATCTATCAAATTCCACCTTGCCAACCACCTCCGGAGGAGGGGACCCTGGCACTCCGCTTATAGGAACTCCATTGATCGTCGGCTCCACCCCATTCACAAACCCCTTTGAAATCACAAAAGCGCACTGGCCATCAACAATCCCTCCATTAACGGAAAAAGGCATTCTCATGGCTAATAATCTTTTTGATAAACAGCATCGAGCCAACCCAAGACGCCCCCATATCGCCAGACCCGAGAGGCCTGATACCCTTCCCCACTTGATCGCGCACTGTGAGACTCCAGCAACCACGCTTTTCGCCCCGCCCCGAAAGATGCGGCGGTAGTAAAACCCGAAGCCAAGGCAGCCTCCGAATACCCCACCTCATCGATTGAATTCATAGAAAGCTTCCCGCCCGCAACCCCAGCGTCGACGAACTCCTTTGTAACTCTCACGGAAGGAATTAAAAAATCACTCGTCCCATACCACGGGTTTTTTTTCCCGTTTATATACTGAGGCCAGTCCACCTCGCCGTTTTTTATAGTCCCACCCCCCGCCGCAAGGATTTTCTTAAGATTCGGATGAGAAGTAATAGGTGCCTGCATCAGCGACACATCCATAGACCAGAAAATATCGCTACCGCCACCGCCACCGCCGCCACCGCCGCCGCCACCAGGCAAGGCTTTAGCCTGCCGAAATGTCCAGACTCGCTCAGAAATATTCTTCCCTCTTTCTATCCGCTCAGTCTGTATTAATCGCCCTTCAAACGCAGGGACATGCTGCTTCGCGCTAGGCGCAGCGAAACTCTCACCTTTCTTGCCAACCGCTGAGATAACGACATCAATCCGTCCTGGGCGGCGCCAATTAATAGACCTGAGAGCGTATGTCGGCATAAAAAAACGCGAACGGTCAACCAACCCGAACCATTTTTGCCAGAAATTTATCAGCCATAAATTTCGCAGGGCTTGAGCTGCCTGTGCCATCAGCCGCTGGATACGGGAAATCCGGGTCCATCTTGGCCGCAGAAATGCTGGATTTAAGAAACTCTTTCCGTAATTCTTCGCGCTTATTCAATGACTCTTCTTTTTTTAAGCCCTCCACGCTACTGTCATTGATCGATCGCGTTAAGGCAGCAACAGAAAAAAGGTAGTGCTCTTTTTTTATAATATCTTTTTTATAACTATAATTAAAGTAAGCTATTTGCATAACCTTACCGCCATCGTCCACTATCGCCAGCGGCACCAGAAATTCATCTTCGGAATACGCCGTTATGTCATCTAATGTTTTCATTTCTACAATCAAAGAGCTGTCTGCCAGATAATCTTTTCCTGCAACCCTCCCCTTGGCGTTCGGAGTGATCTTAAGCGCCACACATTGGATTCCAGACCCCAGAGGCAAGGAGGGCCTCACATCACTCTCGGTTCCGTCGTGATAAAACCCACTGATAGGCTCATCATCTAATTTGGGCTCCAACTCATCCACATACCCCTTTCCGATAAATACTTTTTTATTAACTATATCCACCGAAACATCCCACGATCCCACCATAGCCTCTGGCCTCCGCCGCCCCACGAGAAATGATTTCTTCCCCTGTTGGATTACCTTGACGCCATCCGCGCCAGACACACTGAGTCTTTTCTCTAAAAACGGAATAAGAAATATCATTTCACCTTCTCCTCGTAGACAGGCTCTGGAATATTTGGATCAAACAACCAAGTCGTCTTCACAACCTTGTCACTTCGGGAACTGCTCACGGATACACCCGATTTTACAGCGCGAACATCTGCAAATGGAATGCGACGAGCAGCATCCGAGTCGTCAAATTGCGCCATCCCATCCAAAAGCTCCGCCGAAATCCCGCTTTGATCGCTGAATCTCTCCCTCGTCACTCGGAGCGCTGGAGCAAAATAAGTTTTCAAACCAAAAAACGGATTCTGAACAGGCTCCTCTTTTTCCTCATCTTCCTCTTCATCTCCCTTCGCCTTTCCGCCTTTAAATTCAGCCCCTCCTTTCGCCTCTTTTTTCTTGTATATCATACGAGGCCAAATCACCTCGTCATTGACCACGACACCCCAACCGGCCTCCAAAATAGACTTAAATTTAGGATGCAGCGTAATTTTCCTTTGATTTAAAATAACATCCGCCGACCACGACTCCTTTTCATCGTCTGAGTTAAACGCCGTAGGCGAAGCGAAAGGAAAACCAATCCGATATTTGCTATACCTGTAAAGAATTCCCGATTTATTTTCCGTGTAGCTTTCAATTAACTTCGGATTAATCAATCCTAAAAAAACTTTTGAATAATCAACAGACCCTGTGGCCTGCCCTACCTTGCATACCAAGACATCGAGAGTCCCCGGACGCTTCCATGTTACGGAAACCAGCTCCTCGGACGCCTCGTCGCCAATTTTTTTAGCCATAAATCTCGCTTTTCCAAAGATTTTTTTCGCTTTGGCTCGCCATCCACATTTTAGTAACCTGAAACGAATCGCCCATCTGCCGCACAGAAGCCCCACTTCGAAGCCACCTTCCCGCTACTCCACTCGCATCAAGACCCTCCGCGTCATTAATCTTTCCGCACATGGAAACCAAGTCCCCAGGGATAGCGCCAATGGTTCTATAGTATTCCGTAACTTTGTAAACGGCATTTGCCGCCATATAATCTGTAACGCCATACATAGGACTCAAGGCCTCGCCCCCACCCGAAGCAAGCCCTGTCGCGCCAGCCCCGCCATCTGGATCTTTCATCGCCCAGACCACCGACCCATCTTGTTCTTTCCCGTTATATTTATTAAACAAATCTGCGTAATTCGGATGACTTGTGATCGGCTCTTGGGATGTAGAACCCTCTAATTCATAAACAGGAGAGGTTCCGCCACCTGCGCCACCTCCGCCCCCGCCGCTCGGATCATCAAACTGAGTCCGAAAAGTCCACTCAATCGCCGCAACCCCATCCTCAACAGAAACATTAATGCTATCTATCCCACAAGGAACACCAGGATCAGGAGGAGCAAGCTGACTCAGCCCAATCGCCCCACTCCCGTCCGTGGGAACCAATTGCTTCATCACGATTGTGCGGCCATCATAAAGATTGCTTACATCCTTCACCACATAGGGGATATGAGCTGCGCCTGTTATTTTTTTGACTGGCATAATTATTTAGCAGCTTCTCTCATTTCTTGAGCAAGGCGCTGCGCTTCGCTGGTTTGGTTATCTAATTTTGTTGTAACTGAATCTAAAATGCTCTTGATTTGCGCAGTAAGGTCTGCTGTCTTTTTCGCAGGATCTTGGTCTGCCCCAATAAACCCCGTCGCGCCGCCGCCAACCGCCGTCAAGCTATCCACCCGGGCCTGCCCAGTCTCTTCCGCGCGAATCCCGACCCTCTCCAGCTCCGTCTCTTTTTCAGCCAACTCCCTAGCCTTGCCTGACTCCATAGTCTCGGAATATTGCGCCGTTTTACTCTCCACTTTGGCCTCGTCCTCCAATTCCTCGCGCCGAGCCTTGGCCGCTTCACCCGCTTCGCGATTCGGAGCGTATTTTTCTTGCATGGAAAGGCTTTTAATTTCTGCATTGCGAACGATGTCCCGATTGGCCCCAACCTGCTGAGTCCTTAGATCAAGCTCCTCGTTAGTTAAGTCCGTTACCTTATTTTTTACATCTTGAGCCGTCTCTTTTTCGCCAATGCCCTTTGCCGAAAGCTGCTCATTCAGCTCTCCCATCCGCTTTGCATCATCCTCCGTGCCGCCGCCGCCTTCCATTTTTTTGGCTAAGACATCACGTTCCTCAGACAGCCGCACTGCCGAGTCGCTCCATAGCGCCGAGTCCCCACCCGTCAAAAGATTTTTTTTCTCCTGCACGGCCTGGATGCGAGCGCCTACTTCGCTCGACCCCTCTTGCATCTTGTCAAGCTTCGCTTGCTCTGCTTTGGCTTCGTTTTCGGCGGCCTTCCTCGCATTGTTGAGCGAACTCCAATCCTTTTCAGGTATCTGCCCAGGCATCAACTCTTCAACCTTTGCGTTAGCACTCGCACTTGCCTCAGCGCTCTTCGCAGCCTCGGCCTCGGCCTCCTTAAGTGTCATCCCGCGCTCAGCGCCGTTCGCTCCTTGTTTCGTAAAGATGAACCCCTCTAGCTCTTTCACGCGAGCCGCTGGATCATCGACATTATATTGACTAGCGACATCGTTGGCTTTTTTGGCCTGATTTTTTTTGGCGTTAAGATTAGCTTGCGCTTCGCCGATCTTCTGCTGATCTCCGCTTTTATTGGCCGCCTCCAAAGCGGACTCCGCCTCGGCAACCTCCTTGGATGCATTTATTTGGTTGCTCAACGCATCGCGCTCTTTCACATGTCCCACATGGCGCGGACCGAACTCGGCATCGAGCGCGGCGCTCGACGCCTCGCCCAGCGCCGCCGCCTTAGCCCGAGCAGCCGCCACCTTCCCTTCTTGCTCTTTTATATCTCCGCCATCGGCCCGCATCTGGCCAAGCTTCGCTTGCTCTGCTTCAAGCTTAGCTTGCGCTTCGCCGATCTTCTGCTGATCTCCGCTTTTATTGGCCGCCTCCACCTCAGCCTGAGCAGCCGCCACCTTCCCTTCTTGCTCTTTTATATCTCCGCCAACCCCTTCGCCCCCCCCTGTCGTTCCTGTCGCATTAGAAAGATTCAACTGCGCGAGCTGCTGCATCAGGCGAAGCTCCTGCATGATTTCGTTGCGGCGAGCCTGCGCCGCCGCCTGCTCGATGGCATACTGTTGTTGGCGAATTTTCAAAATCTGCTCCACTCCCGATTTTTCTTGAGTAACAGAATCCGAAGTATCGCCTTGCTGCACGCCCGCTCCCGCCGCCTCAATTTTTCTTTCATTGAGATTAGCCGAGGCCTTCGCGATTTCTTTTGAATCCCCACCCATCTGAGCTGCCTGATAAGCCCTTTCCGCCGCCTCCAAGGCTTTTACGGCCCTCAACTTTTCTTCAAGCTGCTTGATTTCTGGTTCCAATTCTGCTTTCGCAGCCCTATCGGACGACCCAAGCGCAGCAACCTGCCGCTCAGCATTAAGTTTTCTCTCTGCCGCTTGATTCGCAGCAGAGTCGGCAGCCTCCGCCTCAGAGGTCATCTGAACTTGAATGTCAGCCACCTCTTTCGCGGCTCGCTTTTTGCCGACATCCTCCGAGTCCTTGGCTTGGCTGATCTGGGAATCCAGACTGCGCATTTGCTCTGGGTCTAAAGCGGACGCCCCAAGTTGCTGGCCCGTTTCTGGATCAGAGAGATTTCTAGCCTGCAAGTCCACATCAGCCAGTCGCCGCAAGGCATCCGCGCCGCCGACGCTATCCCCCTGCCGCTTGGCAAGGTCTGCCGCCGCAGTCGCCGACTCCCGCTCCTCCAGCAAAGCCTGCCGTTTCGCCCGCTCGGCCTGTAATTTTCCGCTTTTAGACTTCGCCTCTTGGGCCGCCTGATCGAAACCTTCCACCGAGAGAACTTCCGTGGGAAGACCGGCATCGACGGTTGCTTGATTATTGGCAAAAGTTTTGTCTGACATCAAGTTGCTCGTCGCCATTTCGCGCAACTGCTTAATCTGCTCAGGCGTTTGCCGCTTCCGAAGACCTTTGCCTCCAGCGAGGCGATCTACTTCTTTTTCAATAGCCTCATCATTCGACTGCTTCGCAGTAAAAAAATCCGAGCGGGCGGTCGCGATATTATCCCTTCCCGTAGAGAAATCTGATGAAGCCTTGTTTAATCGGCCCTCATCCTTAAACGCATTCTTTTGAGAAACTTGAGCCTCATTTAATTCCCTGTCAGCTTTTTCTTTCTGCTGCTGCGCCATTTCTTTAGCCACTTTCGGCGAGGCGCTGGCTTGGATTCGCTCGCGGGCTCTTTCTGAAATCTCCTTTTCCTGTTTTCTCTGAGCTTCTTCCTTTTCAAATCGCGCATTATCGGGGCCGACAGAGGACTGGCTGACCTTAGCTCTTAGATCCAGCAGCTCTTTCTTTCTCCGATCCGCATCTTTCACTAAGAACTCTCCAGCGGCAACCTGCGCCGGGCCGGTAGCAAATCTTTTAATCGGACTAAAGACAGGATTGGCACTCGAATTCTCTCTGCCTTGCTCGATGGTTTTCTGGCCTTCTTTTTTATTCTCCTCCAGCATCTTTAATTGCTGGTCGATAATGTCTATTTGCTTCTTTTGCTCCTCGGGGCTTCGTATATTCGTTGAAGCTCCCGCGCTCGCCGAGGCAGACTTGTCGGACTCCGAGGTAAAGACCTTCAGCTTCTCAATCAACCCACGCAAGTTGTTTTCTGCATTGAGGGCTGCGACCCCAATCCCGATAATAGCCGCCGCCGCCGCCGAAGCGCCAAGCGTAGCAACAGAAACAAATCCCGCAAACCCCGCCATAACACTTCCCAAAGCAGTCATTGCAACCCTCAAGGCTCCCGTGGCAACAATAAATTTCCCAATGCTTGCAAGGACTCCAAAGATGGCCGCATTGATCCCAACCAGGACAGCGATCGCCACCACGCCCAAAGCTTGAAAAGCTCCCTTGACTGCACCTGTCTCAGCCACCTTGCCAAGGAACCCTCCGATCGATTCCTTAACAGTATTGATAGCCTCATTGAATGCAGCCCAAGGGCCAGCATTCGCCTCTGCTACCGCTGCCGAGAATTTCTGAAACCCAATCGCCGCCCGTAAGCCCGCCTTTTCACCCTCGGCAAACATCTCGCCAATCTTCGTGTCGCTGGATTGCTGGATATTAGCAAGTTGCTGTTGAAGCCCGGAAATCGTTCCCCCAAGTTCACTGGCCGCTCCGCTGGCCCTTTTGAGATCAGCCTCGACGATCTGCCAAGTCGTAGAAAGGCCGACCCCAGCCTGGCTCAAACTTTTTATCTTTTCAGCCGTCCCGTCAGAAATAGCCCCCAACTGCTTAAGCTGATCCGCCGCGCCCTCAACTCCCTGGCCCTGCTTGAGAGTCGAGTAAAGATCCGCGACCGAGGCCGCCATCGTATCCACGGGTGCACCCGTCGCCGCCGCCGCATCTTGGATTTTATTTAGGGCTTGCTCCGTGTTGAGCGCCCCGTTGGTCATGACTTGCAAATTCTTGCTCGCTTGAGCAAGAGAATCAAAAGTAAATGCTCCGCTCGAAGCCGCCTTCGCCAGCATCTCGACCTGCCTCTTCGCTGCCGAGGCGCTTCCTAAAAGCGTCTCAAATTGCTTTTTTAGTCGATCAGCGCCATCACTTGCCGCGAGAGCTTGTTGCATCTGTTGAGCGTTGAGAGCCGCGCCAGCGGAGGCCTTCACAAACGCCCCGGCTCCAGCCGCCAAAACCGCCATCGGCCCCACAGTGTCTGCAACCAAATCCTTAACTAACTTCCACGCTCCTGTTGGTGGGGTAATATTTCCCGGTAATGCCATACCCGAAAGCCTCCAGTCAACGCCCGCGCCCTCCCACAGAGCCTTTCTTTTGGCTAACGATCTCCTCCCAATACTCCACGCTCGCCAGAGCAAAAGCCAAAGATCTCGTCAATGTTGGGTTCTCGCTTTGCTTTTCTTCTCCCAACTTCAGCAGCTTCTGGTGCCGCTGAGCCTTGTGCTGCTTGAAGAACATTTCGTCCGTAGGCGACCAGATCGGCACATCGGCCCCTTCCATCTTGAGAAAACACGCGTTATGCCAAAGAAGCTCTCCGATCGGCATATTCCACGCTTCCACCGCTGAGCGCCCCGCATATTTCATATAAATCGAAACTTGCTCCACGGAGTCATCCATATCCCGCTTGCCCGTCTCTTCCGTATCCGCCGCGCAATCGGCCTGGTAAGCCTTTTGAAGCAATAATGGATCAGCCATTTCTTTCGCCAGCAACCGGTAAGCATCCGCCAACCGGCGATAAGACCCGCCCTTCGGCCAAAATTTTGGCCCCGAAGAGAAGTTATTGATATGCTTGACGATCCCTCTTACGCCGCGAGACAGATTTCTCCAGCCATACAGAGCCTTCCACCCCAAATACCACCAATCCGGATACCGCGGACGAAGCCGAGCCACCTCGGGATACCTCGTCGCTAAGATCTTTCTTGCCACCCAAACATCCCAAAGCTTAGGCACTTCGCCTGTCAAAAATCGACTCTGCACATACTCAAGCTGAGCCTTATGCCAGTAAGAAAACGGCTGGAGCCTCTTGCCCCACAACCTTTTGCAGGGATCATGAAAAAAACCAGCGGCAAACCGCTCATCGAAAACAAATCTCATACGCCACCCAAGCCCTCATCAAGAGGCTCCTGAACCTCCTCGCTCGGGCCGATCACAGCAAGCTGCTCCTCCGTATACACCGGCACCGCCAAATCTTCTGCCGCCCTCAGCGCCACCACGAGGATCTGGATTTCTTCGAGTTCCGGCTGCGGCCTCGGATCATTCCACTCCAAGATCGCGAAGCCCTGCATCGTATATTGCCCTTGCGCTACATAATCCACGGCAAGCGGCCGCAGCAACTCAATGGCTGTTTCCGCATGGGCAAAGCGGTAGGTTTTCTCCATTTCCAAAACTCCGCGCGTCAACAAAAAAAAGGCCGCCCGAAGGCGGCCCTCTTAAAGACTATCGGCTTTACGCAACCCCGCCGTTAATAGCCCGACCCTCGGCGCTGAATTTAGTAAAATCTTCTGAGGTAGCCTCAATTGATGACGAAGTAACAATTCCATCAACCGCTCCGACCCTTAAGACCTCTCCTAATTTTGCGCCTTCCTTAACAGACGAGTAGCCGCTCACGGACATGCTAATCGTCTTCTTGCCAAGCAAGACACCCACAATTTCTCCTGCGCCATTTTTCGCACGAACAATGGTCCCTGCAGAAGCTTCTGCGGAAGCTTGCGTAATTGCAGTAATTCCTGCTTGTGTGACATCCGCGTCCGGGACGCCTATTTTGTTCTGTCCATCAGTGGTTATATATTTAAATGCCATAATTAATCAGTGTTTTTTTGAAGTTTTTCTACAGTCACTCTTGTCGCGTCTTCATTGGAATACTGAATTGATTGCTTTACAGTAATTCCAGTATCATAAGTGCCGCCGCCTATCGCATGAACAAAAGTGTCGCCATACTTAGTTTCTGTGATCGTATTTTCCGCTCCTGAATATAGCACATCGATCAACTCTCCGTCTCCACCAACAAGCTCGACTTCGCTATTGAAAGACTTTCGAGTAGAAGTCGAAATGATACCAGTGACGCCGGCCTGACCAGCCGCAGAAGTTGCTGTTGGCCCCCACACAAAGGACTCTGGATTGTGAACTGCTTTTAGTGCCATAATTTCTCCTATTTTTAAAACTGCATTTCCCAATCTCTGCGCTGTCAACTCACCACAGAAACGCCGAACCGCACTCTCGCAATCTCCGCACGACTGCGCTCTCCGGTTTGACTCGAAAGGGATCGCATCACAAATCCAGCCAACGCCAGCGTCACCGGCCCCGGGCCAGTCTGCCCAGATTGCCGCAAGGCATTTCCCGCAAGAAAATCCGTAACTTGGCGAAGCCTCTGCTTCGCCCTACCAAGCGCCCCCGCATCATCCAGCGGCACAACGCACCGAAATTCCACCTCCACAATATAGGATCGCATCGCCCGATACTCGCTCTCCACCGCCACGATGCTCACATACTCATCGGGCCGCTCGCCGACCGCCGCCCCTGGCAAGACATCGCAATCCACCACGGCATCCTGCGTGAACAACGCCGCCAACTCCGACTCCAAAAGCCCAGTGACCTCATCCATAAATTAAAATTCCGCCCTCCCGCCCTGGCCGCTTGTCGCCATGCAGACCAGTTCCATCGTGCCGCCCTTGTGACGCAGGGAGGCGATTCGCCATTGCTCCGCGCCCTGGGCGACCTTCTGCCCGAGTTTCACCGCCTTCGCCACGAAGTCCTCCATCGAAATCTCAAACCTCGCCGTCTGATCCTTTGCAAACCCCCCGTCCGCCGCCATGCTCGTCGCCTCGCTGGGCTGCCGGATTGCCGAGATCGTCTGCCCGCCGATCGTGATCAAGGCGCCCATTTCCTCGAAAAGGGCGCCATCTGCCAATGCCATTGAATCCTCGAATCCCATCGCCACCGGCGCGATGGTCAACCCCGCGACTGCATCGACATCATGTGCTCGTCTTGATACGGCGCATCCACATCCTTGCCGACCACCCAGCCCAGATCGCTCAACGCCAGCTCCAGATCGCCCACGCCAGTTCCAAGCCTCGTGATGTCGGAGTGAGTGAATCCCAACCCCAGTAAAGCCTCCTCCAACGCCTGCTCATACCCCATGGCATTCAAGACCTTCTTTTGAGTCAGGTCTTTCGTGTTATAAATCGTGTAAATGATCCTTGGCATATTAAAATGGCTCCGTCTCTTCGGATGGCCCTGCTTCCGCCCCTGCCTGTGGGGCAGGGGAGGGGGCTTTCGAGCGAGAGCCTAAGAGTTGAATGTTTTCGCCCACAATCTTCAAGCGTGTGCGCTTTTTGCCGGTTTCTTTTTCCTCCCAGCTTTCCTGCTTGAGCCGCCCCTCGACATAGAGCGGATCGCCCTTCTTCGCGTATTCCGCCACGATCTCGGCCACGCGCCCCCAGAAGTCCACATCCACAAAAGTCGTTTCCTCCCGCTTCTCGCCCTGGTCGGTCTTGTAGCTGCGGTTGATCGCCAGAGAGGCCGAGGCCACCGCCGTTCCCTTGGAGGTGAACTTCACCTCCACATTCCGCGTGAGATTCCCGATGAGAATCACCTTGTTTACATTCGCCATGCCCCCAATCGCATGGTCAACAAAAACGCCATCCTTGAGAGATGGCGCTTTCATTCCGCCCCGTGGTTCGGAGGAGCCGCTGCGGTTTGCGGCGCTTAGGATGAATTTCAAGGACGCATCCTTGAAAAAACCTCCTCCATGGCACTCACGGCTTGCCTGCCATGCCCATGCCTACTAAAATTTTGTTAAAACATTTGCGACCTCGAGCCGCGCTCTCGCGCGTGATAAAGATGATCGCTGAATGGCCGGAAAGATCGACCTTGAGCGGCCTCTCTTTGACTTCTTAGCCACCAAGCAATCTCCTTTCTTGACATAGCCATCTCATCTCTGGCCTGTTTAGCATAATCAGCAGCAACCGAGCCCCGATTGTTACTTACGGAGAATGGTAACTTTCTCTTGTCGTCTAAAACGTCTTGAATAGCTTCTGTCATCCGCTGGCTAAATTTCCCTTGAGCCGCTCTTTTTGTGTCGGTCGCTCCACGCCACGCGCCTGGATTCAACTTCATGTGCTTGATTACATAATCCCCGCGAGCCAGCTCCACCACCCGCGCGGAGCGGGCGGCGAGTTCACGAAGAGCGGCGACTTGAGCGGCGAAAGCTCGCGCTTTCATGGCATCGTATGCGCCCCAGCCCTTTTTAATCTCTCCCACATTCTCCGGAGTGCGTCCATAGACCCGCGCCTTATTCACCAATTGGCGAAGCTTGGCCCGAAGGAGATGCTTCTGCATGATTGCCGAGGAAAATTCACGCAAAGAACTCATTTTGAAAATCCCCGCGCCAAGCTTGCTGCTGTTCTATCGGAAATCGGGTTTTCCTCTTCGGTGTAGATGCGATTCTTTTTCCGGCGGTTCAGATCGATGAGCGCCCCGATCGCTGTGCCAACACCGGGAAACAAAAGGGTGCCGTAGTAAGCTCCGGCATTTCGATTGAAATGCCCTCCCGCGCCGGATTCGTTCAACACACCCTGGCTTGTATTCACATACCCGCCCGCAAATTCCACCACCCGCTCGGAGCGGGCGGCGAGTTCACGGAGTTGGAGTTTGAGGTTGGCTGAGAAATCCTTCTCAGACCTCGCGTTCCGCAAAAGATCTGCAATCTCGTCGCGCGAGATAACTCCTCTCAAAGCCGCTTTCTTTTGAGGATAACTATTAGGCAGCTTTTGGGCAGCTTTCAATGTAGAGGCAGAAGGACGAATTTTTGAATTAGCCCACGCCTTCATGAGCTTATCCATAGGGCCGCCGTCACCGAGGCGCCCCATTCCCAAAGCGAGCTTGTGGTTAATCATAAAGAGAGGCAGACTTATTATTTCATCCAGCGAGCAGCCCCGAGCAATCCGGCGCGCAGCCTTCTTCCAAATCCGGATTTTTTAGCGGTATTCAATCCCGATTGAGCAGCCGTCTTAGCGGAGTTCACTCCGCTCTGAACGGCAGTCTGAGAGGAGTTCATCGCTCCTTGTCCAGCATTTTTTAAAGAGTCCCAGCCAGCTTGGCCACCAGCTTTAACGGCCCCGAACCCAGCGGCTCCAGCACCTTTGTAAGCCTCGACATAGCGGTTTTTACCCGCCTCCATAGGACCGAAAGTGCCGAATTTCCCCATGATTGCTTGATGCCCTCTGTAAGCTCCGTAGCCTGCGCCGCCGAGAGCAGCCGCGCCCGCACCTGCCTTTACAGCCGCGCCGACGGGAAATCCATCTTCTTCGACTTCGACATAACGGCCACTGGCGTCGCGCACCATGGCGAATTCCTTGAGTTGTTCCGAGCGAGCCGCGAGTTCGCGAAGCGCAGGTTTAAGTGCTTGTAGGTTTGTTTTTTTCATATCTTTAGCCAAGTTGTTCAGTCGATTTCTTTCATCTGCCTTACCAGCCATGCGGAGCCCAAGCATTCCCAACGCGCCACCCACAGCAGCCACCGGCAACACTCCACCCTTTCTAGATCCGATCGCCGCACCAGTCAGAGCCCCCAAAGCCAGACCAGGCATCGTCATCTTGTCTCCTTGGGCATCGATCGACTTGCTGGCTTGGTAACGAAGCATAGCCATTTTTGCATTTTTTTGCTTCTGCAGCTGATCTGCGTCAGATTGTTTAACAGTCATAAAAAAATTGGCAGACTTTGGGACCGGTCTGCCAGCGGTTCGTGGTGGTGGTAAATGGTAGCAGGACCGGGAGTTGAACCCGGAACCCAAGGTTATGGGCCTCGTGAGATACCGTTTCTCTATCCTGCATTCAAAAAGGTTGGGAGGGGAGCCGCCGCAGCCCGGCTAAACGGCCCCCCTCTCCCGATTAGGCCCAGTTCGTCGTGATGAGACGGGCCGAATTTTGGTTGATGACCTTGATGGTGCGGTTCGAGCGAACACGGATCTTGTCGCCGCGGCGAGCTTCGTCGCGGTATTGATCCGAGGTGAAGAGACCGCCTTCGGAGTCGGCATCCCAGATGATCGTGCGGCCTGCGCCGCCGTTCATGAAGTCGCCGCCTTGGACATCGCCGATCCAGATGTAGTTGTTGCTCCATACGGGGCCAACGCTGGTCTTGCCTTTGATGCCGCTGTCGTAGCTCTTCTTAGCCACGATCACATTGGCGATACCGAAGGAAGCCGCAATAATCTCCGAGGTGATATTGGAGCCGCCTTGGGTGGTGTTCAAGTGACCATACAGGTAGGTCTGGAGTTTCTTCGAGCGCTTGAGGCGGTTGAAGAGAGGAAGGCTCAAAACCATCGTGTTGGGCTCCTCGCCCAAGAGGGTGAGTTGCTCGATGGTGGCGTTGATGTCCGCAGGCACATCCATCGTGTCGAGGTTTGCCTCGGTGTAGGCGGTGCTCGCAGCCGAAGCTGTGAAGGTGGTCGGATTCAAGAGCGCGTTAGCGGCCTCGATCTCGTAATCCAGCATCAATTTGTTTGAGCAGAATTTCGCTGTCACCATTTCGGCGTCGAAGAAGTCGCGCATTTGCTTGCGGACGACATCATCGATGCGCTTCTCGTGGCCGTATTCGACGGTCTGATAGTTGTCCCACTCGAAGACCTCATCGGACTCGTTGTAGGTGCCGGTAGCGCCGCGCTTTTGGCTCTCGCGCTTGAGGAGTTCGCCCTTGCCGATGGTGAATTTCGGATAGCGACCCACTTCGCGCTCGCTGCCGTAGATCGGCAGAAGCATCGGAGCGATGTAGTGTTTTTCTTGGTGCACGGCCTCCATCAGGAGAGTGCTGATGTCCTGCCGTGGAACGGAATCTGTGGTATTGTAAGCCATATTGGTTTATCTATTTAATTGTGATTTGTTTTAGAGCAGGATGGCGCGGATTTGGCCGCCTCCATTGCTGTTGGCGGGAGCCGCCTCGATGGCGAGGGCAGCAGCGGCGCCGGTGGTTTTCTTGACATACAAGCCGCCGGCGGCTTGCTCCAGCTCGTCGCCGATCGCGATCGCTGTGGCATTGCCAACGCGGACATAATGGAAACCATTGCCGCGAAGGAAGACGTCGCAGGCCTTGCCAACCACAAAAGGCTGGGCGGCGGCGCGAATGACGGTTCCGATAACTCGATCAGAAGCTCCCGCAAGCTCGACGCCCGCAGATGTGAATTTGACGGAGGCGTTTTCGACGGCGCTAAAATCCGCAGCCGCTGGAAGTGAAACAACAGTATTGAAGTTCATATATTATTATCCTTGGTAATTATTTGCTTTGCTGCCGGATCCAATCTTGGTGGGCTTCCGGATTTTCTTTGTGGGCGAGCATCACGGCTTGTGCGCGGGTCTTGCCCGATTCGGTGTGGTTCTTCACGCGGCTATCGAACTCATGGAGTTCGCCATGGCTGCCAGTGGTGGCGCGGCCCTCGGCGCTGAATGCCAGCGGGCGGGTGCCAGTTTTCACGGCGTGACGGAGAGCCTCGTTCTCGGCTTGGAGTTTCTCGCTGAACTCGGTGAGCGCAGCTTTCTCCTGGGCGAGGGTGGTGAGGTTGCCCTCGATGGTTGCGAAATAGTGTTCGATCTCGGCATTTTCAGTCGCGGCGTCTTCGCGCTCGAAACGGGCGCTGAGTTCCTTGACTTGTTTTTGAAGCGCGGAGAGTTCGGCGGAAGATCCTGTGGAGGAGCTATCCGAACCGGCGCCAATGCCAGCGAGTTCGCCTTCGGCTGGCTCGTCTTCGCCTTGGCCTTCAGATTGCTCGGCCTCGTTGGCGGCAACGACTTCGGCTTGGTAGGCTTTGATCCCAGCGGCGTCCTCTTCGGAAATTTCACCGGCTTGGAGAAGCGCAAAGATGTCTTCGTCGGTGAGATCCATGATCTCCTCGATCGAGATATCCTCGGCCTCATTGTTTTCCGCACCTTGCAGGGCGGCGATAGTCTCTTGCTGGGCAGTGACCTGCTCAGAGAGTTGATTCAGGGCCGCGAGAACATCCTTCAAGGAGGGCTCATCCGCCACTGCGTTGGTGTTTGTGTTGGTATTTTGATCCATACGGTTTGTGGTTATTGTGTCAACTTGCGAGGCGAGTTCCGTGGACTGCTCTGGCATCTTCGCCTCGAAGAGGCCGTTAGGATTCGCGGCGGGTTGCGCCACGAGATCCACGGAAATGAGTTCTGAGCAGCGCGCCTTTTTGACGCCGCCGCTCATTTCGTCCTCGCCCATGAAGGCGGCGGAAAGGCCCACATTGCGGGGCATGCGCTCGGCCATTTCGATCGCTTGGCCGAATTGCGAGTGGCTTTTGAGAAGGTGCCAATCGCCGAGGAGTTTGCCGCCCTCGATGCGGAAATTTTCCAGATACCCCGCCACGGCATCCGCGCCGGTGCGGTGATTCCACTTCACGGGAACCGTGCCGAGCTTTTCGGCACATTCTTTAATTTGAGATAGGGTGGTGCTATCGACTTCGAGATCATGCCCGCGGGCTTTGATGCCCGAGGTGATCACCGAGACGCCGTAGATAATCCCATTGGCTGGATCGACCTTCTGGGTAACGAAGGGAGCGAAAAATTCTTTGAGGTCTGCCATGCCCCTTTCCGGGGCGCGTCAACGAAAAGACTACTCTTCCTCGTCTTCCTCGTCGTTTTCCTCTTCGCCGCCGCCCTCGATACAGCCCCGCAACTGATCGATCATGGCATCTACCGTGAAAGAATTGCCAAATTTAAGCGTCACGAAATGCGTCTCGCCGCCCTCTTCCCACGAGAAAATGCCGACACCAGCATCAAAATGCTCTGCAAACTTGTCCTGCAACCGCACGACAACCTCACTACGATCGGAAGGCTTGCCGCGCCGCGACATATTTAACCCTCCAAAATGATGTCTCTTTTCTTGAACGAGGCGAGGGAGGGATTCGTCACAGAGCCATTCTCCCACTCCACCGTGAAAACCGATTTGCCAGCATGAACGATCTTGCCGGAATTTCCTCGGCGCGACCTCACCGCCATGCCCACCGCAGGCTTGAGCGCCTTGCGCTTGGCTTTCTTGGCAGGCTTTGGAGCTTTTTCTTCGGGATGCTTTCCTTTCTCGCGATACGCCACGATCTTGATTAGCTCCTTGTTGAGCTTGCTCCAGATCACCACGTCTCGCCGCTCGATCTTCTTGGAAGTGATCGCACTTTTCAAAAGAGACTGCACTTTATCTTCATGGCACTCCAAGGCCTCGGCCACATGCTCGCGCTTTTGCCACCCCTGCTTGGCATAAGTCTCCCACATGTATTTCGGATCACTCTCATGCTCCTCGACCATTTGTTGCTTGACGATGCGCTTCCAAAGATTTGCCATATTTTTAAGGTTTTTTTTCCGTGCCCTTGAGCAGCATTCCCGCATAGCTCACGCCATCATTGATCGTGACATTGATCATCTGAAACGCGCCCGTCTTTCGCGAAATGAAGCGGATGAGATATCCATGCGTCCACTCGGTCGGGCGCGTATTCGCATAGAGTGGCTGCCGCTTGCAGAGACAGCCGGGATTCCACGCCGAAATGAGGCCCAGCCCTGGGATGTTTTTCGGCTTAAAGCTCGCGCGGTGCGTGTCGAAGTAACAGATATTGCCCCCCGCTTTCGCCATCGCCACCTCCGCCGCATCGCGGGCGTTTGAGATTTTGTGGACAAAATACATTTTATCCATCTTCACCCAGCCCGGCACATCGCAGTCGCCATGCGCCTTGCCCTGGTGGTAGTATTTGATACCCCGCTCGGCGAGCTTCAGAACATGCTCGGCGCAAAAAGTTCGGCGCAGCAAGTCGATGTCCTTGTGATGCGCAAGGCGTTGGGTGAGCGCCCAGCGTTCCACGCGCCACTCATGATTGCCTTCGATGTAATGAATGTCGCCGCAGTTCGAGTAGTGCGCCACGGCATCCAGCAAATCATTCGCCACACGAACATCGTCCTCGTAGCTATCCTCCGTCTCAGCCACATAGCCGAGCGTGTGGTGCTCCGCCAAAAACCCGCCGCAATCAATAAAATCCCCGCCGATCACAATGCGATCGGGCTGCAAAGTCTTAAGATCCCCGAGAAAAGCCGAAAAAGCCGCTGGGTCATGCTTATTCCCGTGCACATCCGAAAAAATCACTTCCACAATGTCGCCCGCTCCCGACTTGGGCGAAGTCGGCTTCGCCTTCACGATCGGGCGAGTGCCCGTGCGCGCCCGCTCGAGCGCCCGCACCGTCTCCGCGTGCGCCTTGCGCTCGGCATCGAGATCGGCCAGAGCTTGGTCGAGCTTCGATTTATGATCCGCCGCCTGCGCGGCTTGCGCTACAGCTCCCCATTGGGTTGTTTTTTTCATGGTTTATTTTTTGTTTTGGAATTTCGAGAGCGTATAGCGTTCGCCCCAAGAAGAAGGCCGACGCCCCCAAGTCCTGCCGCCGCCATCACATTCCGCCGACGACTCTTATTGAGAGCCGACTTCACATCATCGACAAAGGCAGATCGGCTCTTAGCCCCATCTCGAATCATCTGCTCCGCTGATTCCTTCTGACGCTCTACCGCGCGCGTGCTGTCACGAGCGATATGCCTCAAGTGAGCCACCGCATCCTCGTTCCGGGCAATATCATTTGCCCCTCGCGCCACACGCATCCCATACCGGTGCGCCAACGCCTCATTCACCTTGAAATGATTCGATGCGTAAGGACTCGCCTGCCAGATTACACCGGGCTTAGGACTTGCCGCGACTTCGTGCATCGTGCCCGCCCCCGCGTTTCCGATATTTACCGAATGAGCGCGGACCGCATTTTTGATCGCTTTGCGACTCATCGAACTATGAACTTTAAATTTCGCAGCCGCCGCAGGGTTCGTTTTTGCCAACTCTGCCACCGCCGCCTGCGCCTCCTCATAGCCACCGCCTGCATACCCCGGCTTAATGTTCTTGGATTTCGGCCCTGCGTAGAGATGGATCGCGTCAAAATCTTCATGCGCCTTGGCGAGGTGCGGAACCTTGGCACCTACATCCACCCCACCGCCGCCGCCATAAACGCCAGCAGTCCTCTTGCGGGATTTGATCGGCTTGCTCATGGCGTCGGGCATAACAGGCAATACCGAATCCGTCACAGCCGTGTAATCCGGCTTGAATTTAACCCGTGATGCCCCCACAACATTTGGCCCGAAGCCGGTATTCACCATTACAGCGTGCCGCTGAGAACCAAAAAAACCACGAGTATTTGCATTATGCATGGACGACTTAACACCCGCTCCATCCAAAATTTTCTTCACATCCTCGGCATGACTGAGGTGCCCGCGATAGGCATTTGTCTTGCCGTAGGTGATGCCTACTGTCGGATTGATCGCCCGATACGCCGCCACACCACCAGCGCCGACCAATCCCGCTCCAGCGACTCCGCTGGCATTACTCAGCACTTCTTGCCGATCTACTTGGCGTTGGCTCCGCGAAGCCAATTCATGAAGCCTCATTAAGTAGTTCATTGATTTTCCTTTCTCCGCATTGAAAGCCCCGCAGTGGCTCCACCACCAACCACCATCCCAGGTGCCACCAAAGAGATCTTGGCATACTTCGCAGCAGCCCCCCTGTTATGGTGCGCTAAGTTCTTAAAATATTGCAAGGCAGCAGGATTTTTTGTGTTTTCCGCCACATGCCGCAACGCCTCGGACTCGCTTTTGCCATGATGCCAAAGCTGTTCATTGATCTCGTCATCCACAGCTTTGCGCCCAGCGGCCATCTCATCACGCCGCGCTTGGGTTTTTTTAACTTTTGCCGGGTTTGCTCCTGGCACAAAATTGTTATTTGCATCCAAAATACCTTGTTGCTTGCCGATGTGGTTTTTGAGATCACCCACTTCACTGTCCCAATGCTTCATGGCTTCCCGAGGCCCTGAGCGGAATCTCGCATAGTGGCTCACTCCATAATCACCCAATTCGCCACCCACTACTTTAGCCACCTTACCCTTCGGGTTCGCCTTGGCGTGCTGGAGAATCTTACCCGCGATCTTACCCTGCACTCCCTTGTTCAAGATTGATTGCGCGCCGTCGATGTAATCGGCAACAAACCGCCCATCCCGATTCGGATCGCTTTTGGGCGGCTTGATAAATGAACGCAAGCCGCGCTTCTTCGCCCAGCCCGTCAGCGTATCGTGCGCCATATCGCGCGTGGCGATACGAAACATCTTGCCCGCCGCTGGCATGAGCGTCGCCCCCACAGCAGCCGTGCCCAGCCCAGCCGCTATCCCCAGCTTTTGTTTAGTGGTCAGCGGGCGTTTCTCTTCGGCGAATTCCCTCAGCGCATCACTCGCAAAAGAGAGTTCACGCAATCGCAGCTTGGCAGAGTAAAGTTTCGCCCCAGCCTTTGGCCCAGCCAACTTCACGCGCTCTGGCGTGACGCGCGCCCAACTGGGCCGCCAGGCTTGGAAGATCGGCACTGTGCCAGTAGGCACATTTTCTATTGCCGCCTGCCTTAGCATTTTTTGATCTAATCCCGACACCCCTCGCTCCGCAGCACGCCGCCGCACGCGATCTATGTATTTACCACGCAAGCGAGACTCTTCCACCCCAGCATCAAATCCGCTCTTGATTTCCTTCCAACGCGCACGCGGGTTCATGATATTCCAAGCCCTCGGGAAAACCTCCGATCTGGCAATTTTTCCCATCGTCCGGGGAACCAGCGTGGCGTCGTCAATGTTTCGTGAAGCTTGAATCACAGCAGTCTGTGCTGCCTTGGCTGTAGCCTGAGCCGACCTTGCCGTTTTTTCGACCTCGCTGGTCATCTTGGGGATCGCATTCCCTGCCGATGCAGCAACGCTTGCCAAGCTATCCGATGCACGACCGACCCCACGCTTGAGAATAGGCCGCAGATACCGTGCGCCACCTATCGCGCCACCGATACCCAGCCCAAGGCCCAGCCCCAATGCACCGATCTTGCCGATGCCACCCTTTCGCTCCTCTTCGGGATAGGGTTGAGCCGCCACGCGCGCCAACTCCCGCAGGCGAAGCTTCGCAGAGAGCTGCTTGCCATCTTTTTCCTCCGAGCGAGCCTGCCGGAGCTTTCGCGCACCCCAGCCCAATGCTGGCATGGCGGCGATAGCGGCATAGGTGGGCAACCCTACAAATGCACCCGCTGCACGCAGGCGCGTTGAGCCGAGCTTGCGCATGATCTTGTAGCCACGCACAGAAGCATCCACCTCGTTATGCAATGTCGGCAACGCAGCCAGAGTTCCCGCAGCAGCGATTCCCGTCGCAACCTTGTCATTCGACTTGTCCTTGTTCACAAGAGCGGAAGTCGCCCCCAAAGGCGCAAACATAAAGGCCTGCCGGATACTTTTGTTAAAGGGAAGATTTTTGCCGCCGAGATTTTGAGCCACATGCCCCGCCTCATGCGCCCTTATAAAATCAGGGTCAGCATGCCCTCTTTGGAATATACCTCTCGACTTACCAGGAATAGCCCCCTTCGGAGCGATGCCGGGATCACCAACAGCGATATCATATCCTTTCCTGCGAGCAAATCTATCAAGCACCTCACTACGGCGGGCATCAGGATTGGAGCGCAGATACTCGCGCTGCACCTTGCGGTTACGCCCATTCACCTCTTCTGTAGCCTTGCGAAGTTTCTCATTGGCTTCTTCTTTCGTCCTGCCCCATGCCATCATCGGCTTCATCTCCGAGCCGCGAGGCTGCCCAAAAAAATCCAACCCCTGCTGCTTTTTTGCGTCCATTACTTCCTTCGCTACCGTCACCGCAGCCAGATTCCCCACGGCTCCAACCCCACCCGCAAGAAGCAGACTTCCGGCGCGGCCTAAAGCGGGATCTTCTTGAGACTGCCGCTGCGCCAACTCGCGTAGCCGAAGCTTCGCGGAAAGTTGCTGCTGTCGAGGCCCCGCCTCCTCCACGCCATTGCGAACGCCGCGCATCCGTCGGATTTTTTCGATCAGCGAGAGTTTGCGTTGCTCGATGACTTGGGGATTATAAGCCGTGGAAGTCGTATTGGCATCAATGCCATCGATGCTTTGAGAGGCAAATTGGCCTTGGTTATTACGAGGTCTTGGATCGTTCATAAATTTTTAGGCGGCGTTATTAGGATTTGCCATGTCTCTCCATTTTCTTTGCTGACGAGCGATTTCTTCTGGAGTCAATGGAGCATCTCCCTTGAAATGAGGATTAACCTTCCCCTCTACCCCTCTCGGTTTTGGAACGAATTTGCCTTTGGAATTTTTTTCCCAACGAGCCGCAGCAGGCAGAGGAGCCTGAACCTGTGGCTGCGGCTTCTTGAGCATAAAACTCGGCACAAGCGATTTCCCCTTGGCGAGCCGATAAGCCGCCACGCCGCCAAGCCCGCCGATAGCCGCAGCTCCGACGCCAGCTGCGATCATAAGCTTGCGTTGGTTCTCAGTCTTTTCATGCCAGTATTTCTCACGCCTATTACGCGGGCGACTGCCTGGAGCATACACGCGAACCGACCTCCCGCGTGGGTCGCGTGTATCCCACCCTGCCGCGCTGGCAAAGAGATCAAATTCGCGCAACTTCAACTTGGCAGACAACAATTTTCTTATAAATTTAGCAGGCCCAGTAACCTCATCAGCGGCACCCATAATGCGACCCAAGCCCGACTTGATATCATCCTTGGTCTTGCGGACACCTCGCTCCGTATTTGCCACAAATTTTCCAAAGCCCGTGCCAGGATTCATGCGGCCATAGCGCCACGCTGCCGCGCCAGCCAGCCCTGTCGCAGTCAGCCCAGCCGTCGTCAGCGCGTTGCGAAACCATGCCTTCTCCCACTCGCGTTTTTTAACACGGCCACTGGCATCGCGCTCGCGCTCCTTACCCTGCAATACAGCCGAAGTATCGCCCGCCAACCCCGCCCCGCGCTGCACATTCACGCGAATGCCGCGCGCTTTATTGTGCATCGCATTCACAAGCTGCGGCGAGGTAGGACTCCATTTATTGCCATCCTTATCCACCAAGTCATCCCCTCGGATCCAACCCATGACCGGATCAGCCCACACCTTGCTTTCTCGATAACGAGGCTGATCATCGCGTCCAAACAACTTCAACCCCCGCAGCTTTCTTGCCAAATTATGTTTCTTTTTCCACATATCTCTCATGCGAGCAGCAGTCTCGCGCTCGCCTTCATTTTTAGATTCCTTAGCCATGCGATCCATCGCGCGCCATTTCTCCCAAGCATCCTCCTTAGCAGTGCCTACATGAGGGTTGCGATCTTCGCCGGTTCCCTTCGCCCTGGATCTAGGCGGGGGGGTGTAATCCTTCGATCCTGTTCCGCTTTCAGCACGATAGCTGGAGGAGGAAGCCGAGGATCTGGACTGCTCTTGACGCCACTTCTTGGCAGCGTCCGCGCTTCGCTTGGCGTAATCACTGTCATGTCCAGATGAACTCGCACCACTGGAACCTTGGGGATTACCCCACTTATTCCGAAAATCTTCTTCCCATTTGCGATTCTCTTCTCTCCACGAACTCGCACGGGCCTCCTGCCGCGCACGAGAAGCACTCGACGCCTCCTGCCGCGCACGAGAAGCACTCGACGCCTCATCTTGCCAACTTTTACGCCATCTTTCAGCACTACGCTTTTGCCATCCCGCTTCCTCAGAAGCAGCTTCTGCCGCCCGTTTGGCAGCATTGATATCCACCTTACTGATCACACGGCCCACCCTATACCCGCCAACTCCTGCAAGTCCCACAGCTGCCGCTACGCCAATGCCTTTCAAAAAATTAGCCCGCTCGCTGGCGCGACGCTCTTTCGTCTTGGCCATCGACTCCACATTGAGCGGAGAGACTTGGAACTCCTTTACCCCGTATTGCTTGTTATTCGCAGCCACAGCCGCCCGCACTTTAGCGACAACCCGTTTTGCAAAATCCGCCCGCAGCGCAGGATCAGTCTTCCAAACTTGCTTCACGGCAACCGCTGGCAACGCGCGAAACTCACGAAGAGAAAAATTCTTTTGCTTTATGTCCTTTCGGATGTTGCGGATCGAATCAACCTGCTGCCCCTCGTCGGCCCCCTGCGCCCCACCGATCACCGCGCCGCCCAGAGCCCCAAGAGCGCCAGCCCCGAGAGCCGGAGCATCTGTCATCCACTTTGCCGGACGCCAAGTTTTGGCGGCATCCTTCATAAACTTCGTATTGCGAAGCAAAAGCCCACCCGCGCCACCTACCAAGGCTCCGCTTATAGCCCCGCCCAAGGCCGCGCGCTTCGTAAACGGCGCTCCCTCTTCCTTGCGAGGATCACCCACGATGCGGCTACCGATCAAGGCCCCGCCGCCGACGATACCGGCGCTGAGTGCACCCAACTTCGCAGCAGTCGCTCCAGCCGAAGCCACGGAGGTGCCACGCTTGAGCCATGACAGCGCGCCGAGGCTCGCCCCGCTTACGCCACCCGAGAGAGCCGCCCCCACATAGGGATTCAACTCCCGTTTCTCACGGCGCTCCCGCTTCTCGAAAAATTTTGTTCCGCGCAGCTTTGATGATAATCCTTTAAAGCGCCGCATCCCAAGCCATGCCGCCGCACCGAGTCCGCCTACGGCAGGAATCAACTCGGCGCGCTTGCTCCCGCGATTGCGCTCGCCGTAAATGTCTCGATCGTTATTCGTAAGGGCGCGGATGCCAATTACCCCCAATCCTCCCGCTCCAGCACCGATCAATGCACGCTTGCCTCGGGAAAGGCCGCCACGGAACATCAACCCCGCCAACGCCCCTGCGCCGCCAGCGCGCAGGATATTCGCATCGCGGCGATCCAAGTCCTCATCACGGATTTTCTTCACGAACCGATCTCGAGCCACGCGCCCCGTGAGGGGAATGCCCCCCTCGTCATTCTGAAAATCAAATTCTTTAGGAACTTCTGCCGAGGAAAACTTCATGCTGTCAAGTTGCTCCTTAGTGATTTTCCCTTTATTAAATGCTCCCTTAGCTTGAGCCCAACTGGAAAATTTTTCAGTCGGAGCCGCAGCAGCTTTCTTGATCGGAGCCTCTGGAACCGCCGAAAAAACTTCCTCGGGAATTTCTGTTTTAGGAACTGAGGGCGCGGAAACTGGCGCCTTTTTCTTTGCGGCGACAGACGCCTCACGAGCCACCCGCTTATTCGCGGCACTTGCGGGATCGTAGTAAGCAGTCGCTGTTTTATTAAATTTCTTTGCTGCCGCGACATTGGCGGCCTCGCTCGCCTGCGCGGCCTTGGCCGCAACAGCCGCTGCCGCTGCTTGACGCTTCTCGCGAAGCCCTTGAGAGAAAATAGAAGCGTCTTGAGCCGATTGCTTGGCCGCTCCGCGGGATGCCGCTGCATCCCTGGCTTTCTGGCCAAGATTCGTCCTTTGCCCATGGATTTTCTTTACAAGCTTTTCCAAACGATCGGCGCGCCGAGCATAAGAAGACAACCCAGACTTATACAACCCCAAGCCCGCCAGCCCTCCAGCAGCAGCAATGCCCCCAGCCAGAAGCCCCGTCCGCAACAACCCTCGGCGCTCCTCTTGAGGAGTAGGCGCATCATATCGAAATTCTTTCAAACGCTTCATCCCCACCCACCGCCGCGTCAACAACCGCATCTGCCCATTGTCATCTAGCCACGGCCCTGGCTTACCGCCATTAGCGCGAAGGATTTCCCGCAATTTGGACTTCGCATCCTCCCAATTCGCAGGATCAGTAACCGGCGTGGCCTTGGGAGCCAAGTGCGGTTTCTTTTTTAAAAGGAGACTCTTCTGGATGGCCTTGCGGATGAACTCGCTCATAGGATCACCATTTCACATTGTCTGCCCAATACGCCGCGCTCATCTTACCCTTGGCGATGTTCTTCGCATGGCGCGCCTTGAAGGACTCCCGCCGCTTGCGATAGGAATCGGACTCGCCTTTTTTGCGCGGACTGCCCGAGACTCCTTGCTGTCCGAACCGGATCGTCTTCACTTGATCGCCGGACTTCGCCACGACTACATGAGATTTTGTAGGATGGTTCGGAGTGCGCTTGGGTTGATTAAATCCCGAAACGCCCGCGCGTTCAAGGCGCGGATCTTTAAATTCTACGAGTCGTTCACTGCGAGCCGCCAGCTCGCGCAGGGTTTGTTTATGCTTTTCCATAATTAAATCCACTTTTCCAAATTTTTGCCGCGAGATAATTTTTTTGAATCTGTCGGCGATCTGCTGTTTGCCGCCAGAAATAAGCCTCCGCGCGCTCCATTTCGAGCTTGAGACGCTCCCCCCACTTCATCTCCCTCCATTCCGAAGATTGATGCACCTTGAATTGCTTGGCTTGATTAGCCGAGAGGCAGCCCGTGCCTCTCAAAGAAGTTTTACCTGCCAGACTGGGGCGAGAACGCTTTTTCTTCATTCCCCGAAGGGCGTGCGGTCAACAGCGAAAAACTTGCGGTCTATGTCCTCATACACATCGCCGCCAGCCCGCCCCTTGCGCAACATCTTGGCAGCATTATTTCGAGCAGCAGTTCGAGCAGATTGAGCCCAAGCGGCCTCCTCGGCAGTGAGACCCAGAGGAAACGGCACATTCCTGGCAACATCAGATAGGGAACTCCTATTTTTTTTGAAGTTTTCTTTTCTCCCGCGAATTCTTTCTTCGATAAGGGCATCTCTCCATCGGGCATTCTGCGGCCCCACCGGCTCAGTGCCCAGCATCTGCCCCTTAGTCCATCCTGCAATTTGGAAATCTGATTTTTTAGGAGGTCTTCTCGCAGAAATCATACCCCCTGGGTAGATCTTCCCAACAGACAAATCCCCCATCTTCGGCCCGCGCTTGCCTGTCAGAAACTGCTCCAAAAACGAACGATCCTTGAGCATCTTCCCCAACGCCGGTATCGCATAGTCACCACGCGCCAATTCGCGCAAGCGCAGCTTGACGGAGAAAAAACGGCCTATATGCTCATACACATCCCCGCCCGCACGCCCCGTGCGGAGCATTTTGGCGATGTGATTGCGGGCTTCTTGGCGATTCCCGCCAGCGCGAATATCGAATCCGCTTTGCTTCATCGCGGGAATAACAGATTCGGTTCCAATCCAACTTACCTGCGGCGCAAAAACTGGGTTTTTCCCCACCCGCCCCCAGCGAAAAGCCCTCAAATCCCCCAACTTCGGCCCGCGCTTGCCGGTCGCAAACTGCTCCAGAAACGAACGATCCTTCAGCAACTTCCCAAGCGCCGGAATCGCAAAATCTCCCCGCGCCAACTCCTTCATTTTTTCCCCTCCGTGTTCTCCGTGTCCTCCGTGGTCAATCCCTTCTTCTGCACCGGCCCATCGGGGATCATCTTCTCCGCCGCATTGCGCTCCACGCCATACAGGTTCATCAGATTGATAATCGCGCTTTCGCGATCCAATATTCCTTCGCCCACATTTTTCAGAAGCTCCAAGAGCGGCTTCACATCCAGCCCCTGCGGAACGAGGCCAGGCGGCGGCGGCTGTGGCGGCTCGGCCATAGCGGCAAGGGCTTGGGTCGGATTCGGGATGCGTTGATTAAAGAGTTCGATCGGCACACCTGTCTCGGTGGCGACTCGCTGCATATAGGCCACCTCGCTGGCGCTGCGGCGCACTATCTCCTCGAAGCTCTGTCCTGTCTCGGAAATCAAATCCGAGGCGGTGACGAGCCCGCTTTGGAGCATCTGCAAATTTGCCGTGGTATCGTGGCCGTAGTCCCCTGTGAGCGAACGCCCAAAGCCCCACCGCCCATTGCGCCATTGAGGGTGCGGCGGCAACTCGCCAATTCCGATCCCATAGCCCAGCACCGCATCACGGACGGGATTCAACGCCCGCTCGCCGACGAGCTTTTGCAGGCGGCGGATGCCGCGCATGGCCTGAGCGATCTCGATGCGCCCTGTGTGACCGCTGAAAGCCGTCATGTCGTAAAGGAAGCCGTAGGGCATATTCAGCCCGCTCGAAATTTCGCGAACCAACACCTGCACCAGCGCCATGAACGCCCCGCCTGGACGATTCGTGCCGGGCGCAAAAGTGATGTCTTCGCCTGCCGCGAGCTTTTGGATTTTCCCTGGGGCCACTTCCATTAAGCCCATGTTCGTCTGTGACTTGCTTCCCATGGTCGTGCCATTCCACGCACTCACGCCGCCATCGCCCCGAGTCGGATCGGGCGTCTTGAGGAATCCCGCATAGCCCGCTTGCCACTTCGCGGCGGTTTTTTCAAATTGGTAAATCTCGTAGAGGTCGCGGGCGGGCGCAATCGCCGTAGCCAAGGCTGTGACGCCGCGATACTGATCCACTCTTTGAGGGTCAAAGATATGAATGAACTGATCGGCAGGAATCTCGCGGTCAAACGAATACATCGCCGTGCGGCGGTCGCGCTTGAAGATTTTGTAGCTCAACGGGCGGCCCACAGGATCGACTAAAATCCCGCCGATATTGCTCTCCTCGCCGGGGGCAATCGGGTTGTTCGGGTCGCCGATTCGATCCGCTTCGATCGGTTGAATTTTAGGCACTTGCTTGCCATCCTCATCCACCGAGACAATATGCCAGCCGTGATCGCCATCCACGATCATCGCCCACACCATCATATTCACCAGATCGCCGAGCCGGTGACGCCCCGTGATGTCGGCCCGCTCGCACCATTGATGGAAGAAGTCTTGGTAAAGGGAGTCGATTTCCTCATCCCCCGTCTGCGACACATACTGCACGGTATCCGCCACATACTGCACGATGCGAGCCACGATGCCACGCAGGAGAGCAAAGTTCCGCACCACATCCCGCGCATCCCACATCAAGATCACCCGATCCCGCTGCATCCGCCAAGTCTCGGACGAGGCATTTTTGTTTCTACCCCCACTTCCGCCACGCGCCGTGCCAGGATGCGCCGCATCATAGCCAAACGCCTTGAGCTTCTCCCGCGCAAACGCCCGCTGAACGCCTGCTTGGGGATTGAGAAACGAAACCGCGCGATCCAGAAAGTTCATACGCTCATTGCGGGGCGGTCAACGCTCGTCCAGCTTCATGGCGATGCTCTTGAGCCACAGCGGGGAGTCCTTGGTGACGGCAAGCCCCCATTCTTTCATCGCAGGCGGGTAGGGGAGGGGAGCGGCCTTCTTCGGTTTGATCTTCTTCCTGGGCTTGGGGAGTTTTTTTTCTGCCGCTTTGGGCCTGCCCGCCGCACGGCCCGCCACGAAATACTCGGGAGCCTGCATCGTGTAGGAGAGATGGCCTTTAGGACATTTTCGACGGCGCTTGACTTCGCCCTCAAGGGATCGACTATCCACCACCCTTGTCGCCTTGCCACAGACAGGGCAATTCATTCCTTGGAAATATCGAAGGTGGCATTTGCGTGGACTCGGATCTGATCGCTCCGAAAATGTCGCACCTGCCCGCCTTCTTCCATAGCCACGGCCCACACATCATTTTCCCAAGTGCCCCCATCCCGCACATAAATCGCATACCCACCCCCCACAGGAGTCACAACCGGCAGGGGATTACGAAATTCGTGAATCACTCCGCTGTTTCGGAGGTTGCCTTCTCAACGAGGTCGCAAATAATATCCACAATATCGGGCGGGTTCATATAGGTAGTCCAACGATAATCCTCGACATTCTCTTGCACCCACTCCCAATACATCTGTCTGATTTGAGATTTATTGATCTTCATATCCTTAAAGGGAAGGGTCAACCTCACTCATCCCCCCAGCGCGGGAAATGTCCGAAATCCCTCGGCTCAGTCACCGAGGCTTTCCGCCCGCACACATCACATTCCTCCTCATGCCAAGTAGCCACCCCTGGAGCGCGCCGCCCATGCTTGAGGCCGCACTCCATACAGACCCAGTTAGGATACTCGGGCTTAGCCTCTTTCATACCGATTTAGCCCCGTCATTGCCGAGGGTTTTTTTGAATCCCACATTCCCCGCCACATGAAAAACGACGATGCCTTCGGGATTCATAAACCCTGGCGCGGCCTTACTGCCCCCCATCCGCAACTCGTCCAGCGCCAATTCGCATTGCAGAGTCGAAAACACCCCCCGATGCAGCACCGGCACCAGATCGCAACACTCGGGCAATACCTCTTGGTATTTCTCGACGCGGGGATCTGCGGAAGGAATGCGCTGCGGTTCCTGCCCGCGCAAGCACCAGCGCGAGACATTGAAAAGGCTCCACCGCTTCCGCTTCTGGCCGTAATTCCGCTGAATGCCGCTCCCCCACCATTCCCCGAAATGCCTGCCAACCCCCAGCCCGAAAAGCTCCTGCGCGTGATCCCTCACCCACGCCGCGAAACCGAAATTGTCATTCTCCGGCGTGAGATACCGCGAGCGCGACCCCGCCAGCATCACCGCTGGATTCCCGTCGCAAGCTCCCTCGGCAATCACAAAGGCGGGTGGGAAACTCGTGCCAAGACCAGCGATAAACACCTGGGCATTCGTGCCATCGATCTTCTCCGTCACGATCATCTCGCGCGAAAGGCGAGCCATTTTGGGGAATTCTTGGAACTCGCTCATGCCTTCACCCCGTCCATGCACAGCATCTTAAAGCACGCCATCGTCAGCAAGGCATCCTCCAGCGCATCATGCTTATCCCCCGAACGGCTCAAACCCAACGCCCCCGCGATGCTATCCAGCGACAGCTTGGGATTCCCCTCCTTGTCCACTTGAAGCTCCAGCCCCTGCGTCTCGTAGGCCAGCCACGCCGCCGCGCGGAGGTCGAGCGAACGGCCCGCGTGCCATGCGACCCCGCACCGCTTCCCCGCCGCTTCCAAAAATGCCGCATCAAACGCCGGATTCGCCCCTGCAAAAAGCGCCCCCTTGCGCGCCTGCATCCAGATCACAAATTCCTGCATCACCACCGACTCCGCCCGACCCGCATCCCGCAAAAAATCCAACGACAACCCATTCACCTTAAGAGCCTCCTCATCCACCAGCCAATCCGCCGAGGGGCGGATCAAGGAATGAAAGGCATCACCCCCCAAGGAATCCACCGCCGCAATCGAGAGCAACGCATGGCGATCCGCCCGCAAGCCCCCCGTCTCCGTATCCACCACGACCATTCGAGTCTTCATCGCCCCTTTACGGACGGGTCAACGGGCCGACCTTATAGCAAGTTTATCGCGGTTTAGCTAAACTTGCTAAACTTACTATAAATGCGCCACGGACGGCGCCTTGTTTGCCTGGATATATTCCGCCAGCCCCATCTGTCGGACTTTTGGCTCTGGCTTCGACTCCACGCGCTCTTCGATGGCAGGCGGCGCGGGACGCTTGAATTTCTTACGAAGCTCTTGAAAGAAAACTTCCCGCCCTGTCGCGCGATGTTTTTCCGACCACCTCATGCCACGCCTCCCCAACCTACATCCCCGAAAAGTCGGGGACACCCCAAGAAGGGTTTTGCCCGCCGACCACCCGCCGCTCGCTCCGCACACGGATGGCGGCATGGAGCCGGTTCTGCACCATTTCCAAAGACTTCTGGTATCCCTTGTCCCCAATGTTTTGGGCGGTGTAGAGCGTGGCTTCCTGCTTCAATTTCGTGATCTCCGCATCCAACTCCACAGGCGTGTAGTCGCGGTAAATCTCGATCCAATCATTGCTCATGCCATTCCGCGAAATGGTCAACCATTCACCGACAAGAGACGGACGGCCCCTTTCACCAATTCCAGATGGACGGCCCCCTCACACATTTGAAATCGACGGATATATATACTTATGTATAAGTATGTATATCTCGGGAAAATAGTTGCTCCTGATCTCGCCTGAATGAGTCGCGAATATGTCACGGCGAATCCCCTTGTTAATTGAAAGGGAATGAGTCGCGAATATGTCACGGCGAATCCCCTTGTTAATTGAAAGGGAA